AACACACAATATGCACTATATTAAGGCTTTACGCCCCTTTTGAATATATGCAGACAGTTGCATAATATGCAACATTTATACACAAACACACTGATGCTTTGATCATTAAACACTTGCTTTATATATATACTAATTTTATTGAGTATTTATGCATATCGTTACTTAATCGTAATACTTGTAGGACATATACAAGGGTTTCTATCTATCTTATGATAACTCCAATAAACAATGGGATTTCCAGTGATTTTTTTCATTCGTTCGTAATGTTTTTTGTAGGATATATCCAATATATCTACCAAAATAATCAGATAAAACATGCATAAATTGTGCATAAACTACAATAAAATGCATAAAAACTGCATAAAAGTTATTCATTCTTATATGTTTTCTATATATAATTTAATCAGCTATAATTGTGGGGTATGAATGGTATGTTTCATTACATCTATTACAATGTATATAGGTATATAGGGTAAATGGACATGATGCTCTACCACCCTCGATATGTCCAAATAAAAGACAAATGAATTTATTAATCATTATTGAGATAGCTTATCCATATATGTAAGTTCATCTAAATATCCTGGATTTTCCAGTGATTTTTTTGGTTCCATCGTAATGTCATTTTGATCCAATTTTGAATCGGCATGCAGGAGTTTATTAATAGCTTCCTCTATATACTTAATAGGGATATCATATATACCTGACATCTTATAGTTGTTCATAATCTTGAGACAGTCAAGAATACCATCTTCATATGATTTTGTCAATTTATTTTCCTCAAATTTCCTGTGATTTTTCTCACATGTTCGTAATGTCTATTTAATCTAGTTTATTGCATGCCCCAAAGCCTGACATTTGTCAAGCTCTGGGATCGGTATTTAGTTCCACTCAATGATAGGCTCATCAAGTACGTCAATGTAATGCTCGTTAAGAATTTCTAGGGTCTCCTCAAGTATCTCAACTTCAACATCATCAAGTTCCTGACCAGACTCATACTTTTCAATTATGTCTAAAACAACATAAGCCTGTTGTCCAACGTAGGTATCGTCAATCCAAATTCCTTGGTCTAAATCCCAACGGCTGTAATAGTTCATAAGGTTATCGTATAATTCTTTCATAGTATCTACTTTATCAGATTTGGTCGTAGTTGTCAAGGGCTTCTGGAAAGTCATCTGTAAATCCGTTCTTTGTGTAATGGTGGAATTTGAACCACCGTAGCATCTTATCGTTCATCTGTTCATTGAATGTATGGGCTGTGTGATTTGCTAACTCCACCTCGTTTAATCTGGTATCTGCAAACACCTTAGCCATTTTCTCTGCATCGTGTTTCTCTGCCATTTAATCTCCTGAACCTCCTAGTGTAGCACATAGGACTGACAATTCTAGTGGCTCTATGTAAGTGTCTAGCACTTCTGATAAGTTAGTTAATACTGCCCAAGTTAACTTGTCATCTTGTTTTTCCAGGGCACCCTCTAAGTTAGTAATGGTATGTCTAATAAAACTGTTAATCTCTTCCTTCATTAGTCCCACCACCTGTCGTCCATGATGTAATCAATTGCGGCATCAACGGCTTCATAGAATGTGTCATAGACTTCACCCATGTCATCGTTGTGTGCAAACACTTCCCACCAAGGATTCATACGATAGATTTCAAATCCACTATTACTAATAGTTTTAATAAACTGCATCAACTGTACATCATCGTTAATACCTGCAGCCTCTAAGTCATCTGAATATCTGACAATGGTAGCACCCTCATCTGATAGTTCACCATTAACTAAGTTTGGTAGTGTTAAGTGCATCTCACCATTACGTTCTATGTCTACAACTCTATCAAGGTATGTGACTTGAGCATAAGACTCTGCACCCTCCTGCCATACATAAAACTCTGGCATTTGCTTAGCGGTTGGTATTGTCTGTGTGTATTCTACTGTAACGCCTTCTAATGATTTAATCATTGATAATCTCCGCACTTATTACGTCCATTAGTTCATTGTATTTAACAAAACTAATAATGTCATCGTGGAAACAGGCTACTGCATATTCCATTAGTTCCTCATCTGTCATATCGTCATACCCTAGTGGGTCTAGTTCTGGTGTAGTATAAAATGTTATAGATGTTTTAACTGTTTTCATATGCGTATCCTATTACACTTTCTCTGGAATGTCAAGTCTTGTTATCTGGTAAGCCAGGATTTCTTCTAGCCTGTAATATTCAGCTTCTTGTTCGGAACCCTCTTCTAGATATTCCCAACGTCCTGTATCCTTGTTGTACATAATCTTGTCACGATCAAACTCTGATTCAGCATCAACCATAAATGCTCCCCAATGTTCATCGTATACAACTACCCAATGATATTGCTTACTCATACTTCTACTTCTCCTAAATCCATTAGATACTCTTCCTTGCCACACTCTATGCAACTAAACATTGGTTCATCTTCATACTCCAAGAATGTTACATCACACATACAACACTTAACCTTATTCATTAACATCTACTTCAACTCCATAAGTCTCTATACCTGTCATGTATACATCTGTGTCTGCTGTGTCATCAATCTCATCATAACAACCAATGCTCTTGAAATAGTCCCACATCTCTTGAATGTCATCACGGTCATTTTCATCAAAGTCTGGGTGTTGCTCTAGATAAGATAACCAAACATCATTAGGTACTTCCATACTCCAGACAGATTCAAAACTGCCCTCAAAGATTCCTCTTAATTTCATTACTATACCTCGTGTACAATCACGTCTTGTAGGTACAAGACTTCTGGGTCAATCTTGTAATAACTAATTAAACTATCTTTTGCTAGTTCAATAATAGATTCATCAGTAGGTTTCTGATAAAAGTTGATAGCAGACTCATCAGCAATAATGGATTCCTCTGCCTCTACGGTGGTAATAATTACCATACGCTCAAATACAAACTCTACGTTATAAGTGTTTTTCATAGTGCTAACCTATCACACTTGTGGGTAATTGTCAAGGATTTCGTGCTTATTTCTTGCAAAGAACAGATCAGTTCCGTCCTCATCTTTAATGCTAATCTGTGCAGGTACATCATACTTGTCCAGGAAAAGGTGGTGTTCAATCTGCCACTCTTGATCTTTAACAAACTCAATCATAGCCTCATGTGAAATAGGATAACCATGAATACCATACTCTCCTGTATCTAGCATCATCTTAATTAAGTCTGCTTCTTGATAAATAACTTCTGTTGTTGCTACTAAGTACGTCATTACTTCTTACCACCAATTCTAATTTCTACTACTTCTTCTGTGTGATAGAAATGCTTTACAAACTTGTAAGCAGTTTCCCATTGTTCTAACTCAATACCACCAACTCTATGCAAATCAACAAAGTCGTCTGCTAGTGTTTGTAGTAAAGGATTCTCTGTGTCAATCATGTTTGTCCTTTTGTAGGTTGATACTGTGTATCCTACCACATGGGTCTGACATTTTCTGTGATTTCCGTGAATTTGCACTTAATGTCGTAATAAGATAGCTAAGACTATTAAAAATCCGCATGCCCGAAAGCTGATCAGATGTCAAGATGGGTGAGCAGTTTTAATTCATGCTCAGGAATTTTATTTATGCTAGGGCAACCTCACGCACAATGGATAGCAACTTGTTTTTCTCTGCAGTAACAACAGGGTCAAAACCTGATGCACTTGCAAGGATTCCCTCATTGTTTCCTCCACGAGGGTTACGGTACCAATCTAGGCGTTCTGTAAGAGTATTGAAAGCACCCCAAGCAGTGGTATTAATCATTGAGTTAGTATCGGAAACAAAAATTTCCTCAAGCAGTTCAATTTTGTTTTCCCACTTAGTCATAGCACCCTTAGTATCTTTGCTAGGCATTGGGTAAGCGGTTGCAACAATCTTATCAAAAGTTGCCTTAGTGATTTCAGTTTCAATAAGTTCCTTAGCCATTTTGTCAAACTCGTCCATGTAAGTATTGGCAAGACCTAGTGCTTCTCGTGCAACCATGATACGACCCTCAAGTGTTGAGGTGTGTCGCATCTTGAAAGACTGCTTGACACCACGAAGAGCAAGGTCAAGAGTATTTGCACAAACAACACGAACAGGTGTTACCGATGCACGAACAGCAAGGGAACCGTCATGTGATGTATTTACAAGTAAGTAAGACTTCACAACATCTGCAACGCCATTAGGGTCAAGTACGGTCTCACGCTCAAGAGCAAGAGAGCCAAACACAACACGACCATTCTTTAATGAACCAGCAGTTTCCCAACGAGCACCGTCAAGAAGATTATCTGCAAAAGCAAATAGTTCTTCATTCTGTAAAGTTTGGTAACGCTCACCAACAACTGCTAGAACATCTGGGTGTCCGTCCTCTGGGTGGTCACGAACAACAAGAAAGTTAGATTTGCTTGATGTGTAATCTTCAGGTAGTGGAACATCTTCAAGACGTACATTCCAGTTTGACAAGTTAGCGATGTCCATAACTTCACTTGTAGTGTGTTCTTCATTGACAACAGTTCCTAGACCATGCCACGCTGGTTCACGAAATGAATACATAGAGCCTACACCGTTAATAATTTCGACTGCATCAGCCACGTTTTTCTCCTATGAGGTAGTTTGTTTAATAGTCTTACTATACACTATAGGTCTGACAATTTTATTAGATACCCCATGATTTCAGTGTTATTTAGATCACATCGTAACAGCTTGACAAATACTAAAAAACGGGCATGCGATTTTCTGGCATAGAAAAACCCCCTGCAGGGAAGACAGGGGGTAAATCTATTTATTTAATTAACGAGCGACCACATAAGGTAGTTCACGTTCGTTATTCTTCATCTGACGCTTGGACACATTGTCTACAAAGTGACCCTTAGCATCTCGTACAACTACACGCTGGCTCTTACCAAAACGTGTGTTCCACTTTTCTTCTGCGATAAATAGCTTCTTTGCCATTTTTTATTTCTCTTTTCTATTAGGTGGTGGACAGTTTAGTGTGGTGCCCAGCACTTCCTACCTACTAGGAAATCTAGTATAGTTCTCTGATTGAGTCAATTTCTGCATCAGATTCTTCAATCTCATAGTCAGATTCATTTGATTCAATTGTGATGTCAAAGTCATAGACACTTAGGTCGTCTACATCTTTATCCATTGGAATAGTGATTGTTGCTTTGATTGTTACATTGAATTCAACATCAACAGTCTTGTGCAAGTCAATTCCAAGAATTCTTGCAATCTCATCTGCGTGTTCTGAACCAATTTCATCATAGTTCTCAACAAGGTATTCCTTAACCTTGTCTTGTGCTCGTGAGTTCCTGTCGTTAGTTTCTTTGAGTGCATCTGCTTTCCAATAAGTTCTTGAAATGTCATCTGCTGTTACGGTTGCGTATTCTGCATTTGCTGGTGTGCCATAGTAGTAACCCTTTTTGATAAGCATCTCTGCATTAGGGTCATAGGACGGTGTTAGTGCTACCTGCTCTTGCATTGGTGTTACACTTGCTGGGATTGGAAAGTCCACGTTTATTCTCCTTGTAGGTTGGTTGTTGAAACTAGTGTATCAGAGAGGTCTGACAATTCTTGCCATTCCTCCTCATCAGAATTCCATCTGTATTGGTTGGTATCCACAGGGCAGTCCTCAAAAGCATACTCAATGTCGTCATACTCGCAACGACATTCTCTTTCCAGTGCCTCGTAGTCTGCGTGAGACATTGGAATGTCATACTCATTACAGGCAATGTCTTCTCCACCTAAGAATGTGCAACTGCCTCCCCAACCTTGTTCTTCTTCATACTCATAGTCAAACTCAAGAGTTGGGTATTGTTCTGATAGTTTAATTAGAACCTCACCAACAGGACTCCAAGCGGTTTGGAAATGGTACATAACAGAACCATCATCATTAACTGTCATTGTGGTATCTGAATAGTCTTTGTTATTAACAACTGCTACGTCCCACTTAGTTCCCCAGTTACGGCAGTTCCAATGATACCAGTCTTGGTCTTCTTTCATAGAGCGAACAAACTCTGTCATAAAAGATTCACCATCAAATTTTCCATCATCATCTTTTTTGATGTTCTTGTTACCCTTGTAAACATCATCACCATAGTAAGCCTCAAGGTCTGTTGGTTTTACAATGTTCCAAAAAGCAAAGACAGGATTATCATAGACTTGAACATCAGGAAAGTTTTCCCACTGCTTTGTTTCCTGATTAAACTTGTGGTCAGGGAAATGCTTTACGAATGGCTGATTAAGTTGTGCAACCATCTTATCTAATTCTGATTTCTCACCTGATACAACAAGTGAATTAAATACCCAGTTTGGCATTTGTACTTCTTTCTAGTAGGTTATGATTACATCATAGCATAGGGGTCTGACATTTCTGGTGATTTCAGCGACTTCGTAGTAATGTCTTAAAGCTTGACAAATCTTTAAAATCGGGCATGCCCCTTTTTGCGATCTGTATGGGACTTGAACCCACAACCTCTACCGTGACAGGGTAGTGCTCTAACCAATTGAGCTAACAGACCAGAGGGTGAGCAGTTTATAGTCTGGGTATGGTGCTCAGGACTGGCTCCTTTATTTTACCTGCGTGACTGTAGCAGGTTTTGGTTTCGGTTTAACCTACTACCAAGATGCTTGGTACTCAAAGTAATCAAACTTGCTTTCAAGGCAACGATTAATAATTCCAATAGTGTCATTCAAGTCACCAAAGTAGTATTTATCATAGTCAGTAGAGCCAAAGAAGAAACCACTACCTGTTGGTAAAATGTATGGTGCATTTTCTGGTACTGCAATAGCCTCAATACATAATTCTTTTAATTGTTCTAAATCTTCTCTACGAACAAGAATTGGCTGACATTCATCAACACCGTCTGCTAAGTTATTTACAAACCAATGATGAATCATATTTGATTTACGCCAGTAACCCATTGGCACATCAACAGAGATGCCAGCAAAGCCAGTCTTATCAATTACATCTTCTAACTCAAGACGACTAACGATTTCATTGAAGAGAGGATTGATTGTGTCCTCATCAGTTTGGCGGTTAAAGTTATGACGGTACACATATTCACTTGCACGAAGGTACATATCTAAGCCCATTGTGTTCTTCTTTCTGTAGGTAGGTTATTAAAATAATCTTAGCATAGGGGTCTGACAGTTTTGCCAGACCCCACAACTAAAACTACTTTACAGTAGTCCAACGGTCTTGACCATTTACGTCAAGGCGAATACGGAGTGAGCCAGTAGTATTTTTGATTACTTCCTGAACTGTTCCTGTTACGCCTGACTTTGCAGTTGTGAACTGTGAGCCAACAGTTGGTGCTTGGATTTTTTCCATTTGCTTCTCTTTTCTATGTTGTTGTTATGGTAACATCTTAGCACACGGGTCTGACAATTTATGCAGTTTCCGTGATAATTCTAGTGTGATCCTAATCACATTCGTAAGACTTGACAAAGCTCTAAAATGGGGGCATGCCACTTTCTTCAGTCAAACTGAAGAAGCGACACACAGTCATCATCAGATAAAGAGTAGCACAACTCATCATCTTCAAATAAATCTAAGAAGAATAAATCATATCCATCTGGTGTTGGCTCTGTGCGAGTGATGGTAACAATATCACCGTTAGGAAGTTTTACCATATCGCCAGGCTCAATTGTCATACCAACCAGCTTATCTATTTCCTTATAATCTGTAATCATTAAAATGATCTCCTTTGTCTTTGTGACTTTTACTTGAATCTCCCTCGCCAATTCCATTGGCAGAGAATACTCCAAATAAGAATAACACAATTAGAATAAATAAAAAGATTTCCAATTAAACACTTTCTCTTAGACGTAGGTACTCAATGTATGTTTTATCTGATGCCATTTCTGACATCAACCTGTCTAGTATAGCGTATGGGTCTGACATTTCTTGTTTACGATTAAATAGTTTCATCTCTTGTACCAATCATCTTGTTTTAGTATGGTTAGGTTTAGAACAATTCCTACGATTACGATACCTGCAAATATTCCTGCGGTAAATGCTAGTGCTAGAGCCATTCTGCTAAATCTCCATCTGCAATTTCTGAATAGTCCATACCATTTGCTTCTGCAATTGCTTCCCATACATCTTGCTCATTATAGATTCCATCTGGATGCCATTCCGATAGAATCATTTCAACTGTTTTCATTTTTCCCATTATGCGTACATCCTTTCATAGAATGAGATTGTTTCTTGATTGTCTAAATCTGTAATTGTGTTATGTAATAAATCTAATACAACTGTTTTATCAAATCCCTTGCCAACGTGGTCACGACCAATTGCATAGATACCATAGCCAGTTTCATCCATAACCTCATCTTTAATCAGGTATGAGACAATCATACGGGTAAAGTATGAATGGTCGCCTAAACGTTTTTTAGCGTGGTCTAATGCACCTGCTAAATCATCTTGCCAAGTATCTTCACCCCAATGGGAATAAAGTACGGCTAAGGATTCTGTTCCGTCATCAAATACGAAATTAATTCTTGCACCCATTTTAGTAACCTGCTTCCGTTAGCATTTTGTCAATTGCTTTTATTTCTTCTTCGGATAATCTATCTAATGCACTCTCATCAATAACGGCATCAAATAAGTTAATCATCTTATCTACAAACTGTTGGTCTGTCATTTTTTCTCTTTCTTAGTAGGTATCTTTGATACTACCACAAGGGTCTGACATTTTTAGTGTTTTCAGTGACGTTTTCTTAAATTTCTTAACTTGACAAAGCTCAGAAAAAGGGGCATGCCCCTTTCGGGGTGGAATGTCAAGCGTCACTCCATATCCTGGTACTCGTATTCTTCATAGTAGTCATCGTCTTGCATTACCCAAGGATCCAATCGGTGTTGCTCAATAATTGCGTGAGCAGGTGCAGTATCATTACCACGATAAGAAACTCCTTCAGGCATTTCTATTTCAGCATAGATATCTTCATTCCAATAAGCATTAATAGCGTCAACGCAAGGTTGCACCATTGAAAGTGGAATAGGTGGATAGAAATTAGAACGCAAGTGAATACCGATCTGATCTTCCATTGTCATTTCTAGTTCGCCAATTGCCATTGCAGTCATTAGTCCCATAATTATTCTCCTTGTAGGTTTTTGTGTTTTGTCTTGCGTGTGTATTTCTTTTTGTTGCGGTGTTTAGCGGATGCATTGCTCCTACGCAATTCTAGTCTTGCCCTAAGTTGCTCAGGGGTTGCAATAAATTTCATTACTCATCCCAACTAGCAAAGTTATCCATAATGCAGAAACAATCGTTGCACATTCCAGAAATGAAACGCTCACGGATACCTGCATCATAGTCTTTCAATACATCTTGAGCATAAGCACCTTGGTGGTATGCAAATAGTTGTTCAGAAGAAATTGAAACTGTCTTAGTTTCTTTACAAGCAGGGCAAGGTAGGGATGTAACGACATAGCGTTCGTTCATCACTTTCATTGGATTAGTTAGAGTGAACACAAGTGTCCCTTTCGTAGTAGGTATGCCTTCAGCATAGCATAGAGGTCTGACAATTTCAGTGAGTTTTTCAGTGTTGTTTTAATCGTGTCGTAACTTGACAAAGCTGGGAAAATCGGCAAGCGTGTCGTCCACAGGCTGGGGATAACCTGTGGACAATTGCTTAGAATGGTGGTGTTGCCCAATACGGAACAAAATCCTTAAACGATTCGTTAATACGGTCAATGACAACCTCACCAAATACATCTTCAACGCTTGATGATGCACTCTTGACGGGTTGCCCAATGTATTCTAAATACATTCTGACATCTTTTGACGGAATGTTTAATTCCTTAGCAATTTCATAGACTCTCATAATTAACCTGCCACAACTTCAATGGTTGCCCAAAATTGGTTGCGTGGATAAGTTTCATTCTCAACTTCAATTTTGTAGTTGTCGCTGTAATCAACCTTTTCAGCGTAGATAATTTTGCCCTCAAGGTTGCGAGAGCCTGAACGATAGTGAGAGCCTACTAGCATCTCACTTACAGTTAGTGAATACATTTTGTATTCCTTTCGTTAGTGTTAAGTCTTATTTGCTAGGCTCACCGTAGGTAGGATTATTTGCTAGGCTCATACTTAACTATTTATTTATAGTTTCACTTTAGCAGAGGGGTCTGACATTTTTGGGACTTTTGAGCGTGTCTAAGGTAAACATTTGGTAAACTTTTTATCCACAGATTTTCAGTGAGTTATACACAGGCTCTTAACAATTGTGGATAACCTGTGGAAAACGGGCATGCCAAAATTTCTGAGAATGTCAAACGACACGCCCAGAAGCTTTGGATTTTTTTAGTCTGTAAATTTATCTACAAGCAAATAAACAAAACCTGCAAGAGAAAAAATTAAGATCCAAGAATAAAAACTATTCATTTAGTATTCTCCTCTCATCACAAATGCAAACGAATGTTTTCCTAAATCAAAAATCAGGGAAGTATTTTTGCGACCTAGTTTTTTACTGTAGTAATTTGAAAAACTAATTCCAATTACGAAAGTTCCGTCAATTTTATTATGTACGAATTTCATTATTTAATTACCGCATCTCTGAATCGTGTTAAATCAAAATTAGGATTATCCCTTTTGAAAAATGTTTGAAAGTCTGAAAGCAAATCCTCAAAGGTGTGTGCTTCAATGTCTAAGTGATAAGCGTTTAGAATTTCCGCTATCTTTACATAGTCTTTTCTAGTCATCATTATTTAACCACTTTCCAACCTGTTAGGGGATTGCGATACAGTTCTACCTGTTCGCCTGTTTCGTTATTGACTACCTCGCAAGTTATACCTGCACCGTCATAGCAAGAGGCAACCATTCCAAGAGCGGAATGAATGGAGATGTATTCGTTAGAGATGTTATCTCTCTTATTTGTTACAGTGTAAGTCATTTTGTGACTACCTTTCTTTTGTTTGTTGATTTGATTCTAGCATAGAGGTCTGACAAAACTAATCTAGTTCGCCATAGAGTTTGACATAATCAGACTTAGACAAGATGCCCTTGTATGTATCACAGCAGAACATCTGGTCATCTGCCCAATCTTGTAAACAGAATACGCAGATGTACTCTTCGGTATTTAGTAGGTTAAACATTTCTAACCCCTTTCTTTATCTATGCTTACAGCCTAGCATAGGGGTCTGACAATTTCTCGTGTTTGCCGTGTATTTATCTTATGACCTTAATCACATTAATTGCGACACGCCCGACCCCGCCAGCGAGTTATCCACAGGCTTATGCACAGGTGTGGATAAAGAATTAACCTACTGTTAACCTTAGACACGCCCTATTTGGCAGAAATTGTCGGTGGGGTGTGTTAGGTTAAGACTATTAGATAAACAAAAGAAAGGTTAGTTCAATGAATGAATTAGCACTAGAACAAATCACTAAGACAACTTGCTTAGTGTGCGGTGACAAGTTAGCACCGTTTGAATTAGAGTCCGCTATCTGCATTATGTGTGAGGACTAATTATGTTTCTATTTCATTTGCGTGATGTATTGTTAGGCATTGCGGTATTCTCATTACCTGTATTGCTACTTGAATTACAACTACTAGTCATTGGACTAAATGGAATGTCTGTCAATGTAATGATAGTAACTGTTGCTATTGGTTTATTATCTGCAATAGGTGCAGTAGTTTGCGAGATGATTGACGGCTAAATGGAAATTGTTTTGTTCATCATCATTGGATTATTTCTTGCAGGTGTCCTATCCTCTTTAGGGTAGGGCATCTCTTTACTTTTTATTTCTAAAACCGCATTATGCTTGTTTTACATAACCGCATTATGCTATGGGCTCACTACATAAAATCAAAAGCTTTTTATTATTTGTGCATCATACATATTAAAATCACATTCACATTTTTGTGAAATTAGACCTGCAAAAGCTTTGCAATAAGGATTTTGATCAAATTTAAAATTATATTCACATTTATGGGTATATATATAACGTTTTGATAACATTTAGATAACAATATAATAACAGTTGAATATTCAACTATATATTTGGTATAATATGTATACACATTGCCTTATGGGATGTGAATTTAACTCGCTTAAAAGGAGCAAAAAATGAAATATACAACAACGTGGGCAAATAACCCATATCTAATCGGGTGGGATCAGGTATTCTCTAGATTCGAAGAATCTTTTAAAAACGTAGAAACTGCATTTCCTCCATATAACCTAAGAAAAGTAGATGACGATAAGTTCGTTATCGAACTAGCAGTAGCTGGTTTTAATAAAAATGACATTTCTGTTACAGAAGAAGATGGTAACTTGATTGTAAAGGGTGAACAACCTGATACAGAAGACATCTACATCCATAAAGGAATCGCAGGACGTAAGTTTACAAAAACTTTCTCTCTAGCTGAACATATGGAAGTAACAGGTGCTGATATTAAAGACGGTATTCTATACATTGGTGTAAGGAGAAACATCCCTGAACACAAACTTCCAAAAACAATCGAAATTACAAATTTCGAGGAAGGTAGAAAACGAAAGTAATATCACAAAGAAAGAGCCCTAGAAAAAATCTAGGGCTTCTTTTTTATTATTCTTCAGAATTTTCGTTGTCTGGAATAGCAAGGGTTGGAATAGGAGACATTAAATGTCCTTGACGATGAAGTTCCATAAGCTTCATCATATCTTCACCTTTACCTTGAGCATCAGCAATTAATGTCAATTGGTCATATATTCGTCCAAGCATGATATATAGAATTGTTCCTAAATTATCATTCATTGACTTAACTTCTTGATCTCCTGAGAGCTCTGCATCTTGCAGCTGGTCTTCAATTTCACTCATAATTAATCCTTTGGGTCAATATAAGAGTATATCATACGACTATATGCTTTGTCTACTTTTATACAATGCTTGCATGTATTATTAGTATGTTTTAGCATTGTTTGGTATGTGGCTGTTCTCGTCCGCCGAATTTTTAAATTTTGATTTTTCGAATATTAATAGTGTATAATAATAATTACCGTTTATCACACGATAACGCCGAATATAATTGGAGAAATAATGAAACTAACGCCAGCTAACATTGCAATGTTGCAATCATATGGTCGTTCATTCCTCGGAGCCGCTGTAGCCCTGTATCTTGCAGGTGTAACAGATCCGTACCTATACCTAAATGCATTTGTTGCAGCACTAGCACCAGTTGCTATTCGCTACTTTAACAAGAATGACATTGCATTTGGTAACATCAGTGGTAAGTCCTCTCCTGATCAGGTTGCAGCAGAAGTTGTTGCAGCAGTAAAGAAGGCTACTAAGAAGGCACCTGCAAAGGCACCTGCTAAAAAATCCACAGCAAAGAAGACTACTTCAAAGTAGTTCTTGTGGGAGTGTATAACTTAATATGAGTCCTAACGAATTCCTAATGATGTTGGCTGCCACAGTTACAGCTATTGGAGTTATTGGGGTTGCAATTCATAAAGCCACAAAGCTTGTAAAAAGATTTATACACTTCCTAGATGATTACTTTGGAGAAGAAGAAAGACCAGGATTTGAAGGTCGTCCTGGACTACAGGAAAGACTAAGATTTATGGAAGAAGAAATTGCTTGCATATCCTTTGAAATGAGACCAAACCACGGAACTTCTATTAAAGATGCCGTAGCCCGTATTGAAAAGCGTTTAGACGCACTAGAACAAAAGTAGAAAACATTGAGAATAAGTTTTAGCAACGGTTGTGGTGCTCCACAAACTGGACATGGTTATGTTACTATGCGTTTATTAAAGACCATAAATGAAACAAAGCATAAGATCTACATTGATAGAGATGCTGATTTAGAGTTTAACTTTACCCATCCTAATTTCTACAAATTCTCAGAAAACACCAACTCAGTAAAAGTTGGATATGTAGCTTGGGAGTCTACTAATCTTCAAGAAGGCTGGCAAGACATAATTAACTCCAAGTGTGATGAAATGTGGGTTCCTAACAAATTTACAAAAGATGTATTTCAGAACTACTTTGATAGAGAAATATTTGTATTTCCTCATGGGGTAGATGAAAGGTTTGTTCCTAAGAAAAGGTCATTAGAAGGTCATATGAAGTTTCTACACATTGGGTATCCTGCGGTACGAAAAAACCTTCCAGATGTCACCAAGGCGTTCCTAGAGCTTTACAAGGGCAACATGGATTACCACCTGACAATTAAAACATATGAAGGTGCAGATTTTGATCCAGGCGAACCTAACATAACTGTTATTGCAAGAGACATGACATATTCTAATTTAATTAATCTAATGCATGATCACCATATTCTTCTTTATCCGTCTTGGGGAGAAGGATTTGGATTAATACCACTTCAAGCAATGGCTACAGGTATGCCAGTTATTAGCACAGAAGAGTGGTGCGATTATAAAGAGTTTAATCTTGGTCTTGGAATAAGTTCAGAATTAGTAAGAAGTCCTTGGCAAAAATGGCATCCTGGAAAAATGTACAAACCTTTATATTGGGACTTTGTAGGAATGATAGAATACGTTGTTGCTAATTATGAAAGCCTAGCAAATAAACAATTTGAACTAGCACCGAAAGTTCATGAAAAGTATGATTGGAATCGTGTGGTGGCAGAGCATTTTAATAATGTTGAGTCACGATTAATGCTATAATCAAAGTATGGCTCTTCCAGATACTATCACGATTACAGCAGTTGAGACTATTGACTCTGTAGCGGTTAATACCGTTCAAGATGTTGACATCATTGTTCTTGAGGATAATGCACCAAGTTTAAATGTACAGGTTTCAAATGTTGCAGCTAGTTCTATGGTTCAGTCTGTTAATGGCAAGACTGGACATGTAACAATTGACTATCCAGATATTAACGCTAGTCCAGTAAATCATGTTAAATATGTACATAATCAAACTACTGTATCCAATGATTGGACAATTAACCATAATCTAGGGTTTTTCCCAAATGTTACCATTTTGGACAATGATAGCCCTCCAAGAATTGTAGAGGCAGATATTCGATATTTGAATACAAGTTCTGTTAGAATTATTATGAATACATCTATGAGCGGTACTGCATACTTAACATAGCTGTAAATTTAAAATAGGGAATTGAATAATATGGCATCCAGACTGTTTACAGTTGATTTAGACCTTGGATTAAACAAGGCAAAAAGATTTATCTTTGAGGATTTCTCCTCAGCACCAACAGGAACAACAGGTAGAGTTATCTACTGGACAGCTGGTGATTCATCTGCTAACCACCTGAAGGTATACAACGGTACTGCTTGGAAGACACTTGCCTATACCGATGATGTCCCAACAATTTCTATCTCCCTTGATGCCCCAGATCTATTTACAGTTTCAGGATCTCCTGCTAACGCAAATGGCACACTAGCTTTTGAATGGAATACAACAGCAGTTAATACTGTTCTTGCTGGTCCAGGCTCTGGCTCAACAGCAGCTATTCCAACATTTAGATCACTTGTAGCAGCAGACATTCCAAGCATTACATCAGGTAAAATTTCAGACTTTAGTGAAGCGGTAGCAGACACTATTGGTGCAATGGTTACAAGCAATACCGAAAATGGAATTTCTGTAACTTACCAAGACGATGACAATACACTTGACTTTGACGTAGCCGATTTCTCAATCACACTTTCTGGTGATGTTTCAGGTTCTGGAACAGTAACAAATCTTGCTAACGTAGAAATCACAACTGCAGTATCAGATGATTCACATAATCATACAACTTCAACTCTAACTGGAATTCAGGAATTCGTTGAAGATACTGCTTCAACAATGATCACTGGAGCTACACACTCAGGAATTTCTGTAGCCTATACAGATAACGCTGGTGGAGCTGGAACCCTAGCCTTTACAAATACTGATAAGGGTTCTTCACAAAATATCTTTAAGACAATTGCAGTTGCTGGTCAAACAGACGTTGTTGCAGATTCCAATACTGACACATTAACAATTGCTGGAAGCACTGGATTAACAGTAACAACAGATGCCTCAACAGACACAATTACATTGACTAACTCTGGTGTGACTAGCATTGCTGGTACCGCTAATGAAATTGAAATTTCAGGAACTGGTTCTGGTCCATATACTGGAGCAGTTACAGTTGGTCTTCCAGATAACGTAACAATTGCTGGAAAACTTACAATTACTGGAGACCTAGAAGTTAATGGTAATACTACAACAGTAAATACAGCAACTCTTTCTGTAGAAGACAATATTGTTCTTCTTAACAATGGAGTAACTAGCACACCATCACTTAATGCTGGTCTTGAAGTAGAGCGTGGAACTTACACAAATGCTTCCGTACTATGGAATGAAACATCAAACCTATGGACAGTATCAAGTCCTGCAGATTCTGCAGATGCAGCAGTAGAGCATTCAATTGCTAGAAAGTATGCAACTGCTTTAACTGGATCAGCGACTTCTTACACAGTCACACACAATCTAAACACAAGAGACGTTACAGTTCAAGTTTACGCAACTGCTTCACCTTACGGTCAGGTTGAAACCGCAGTTGAATATACTACAGCAGATACAGTAACAGTTTACTTTAACGTAGCACCAACATCAGGAGATTATCGAGTAGTGGTGACAGGTTAATGTTACCAGGCTTTAAATCCTTTAAAGTATATCGTGGAGATACATTCGCTTTTAGAATGACATTAGAGGAAGCAACAGATCCATATGATGTTACTAGTCATAGCTTTGCTGGAGAAATAAAAGAGCGTGGAAAATCAACCGTAGTTGCAACATTTAATTTTACTATTGAAGATGCTAATGATGGAATTGTTTTAGTTACTCTTCCTGCATCTCAATCTGTTAACTTAATTGCTGGTCGTAAGTATGTTTACGATATTGAAATGACTAATGGAAATGTTATATCTACTATCTTACAGGGACCTATATTGGTAACTGGGGATGTTACTGCTTAACCTATATTTTTTATAGTTGTTATATTTGATAACCTCTCCCCCCTACCCCCCGTAAAAAATTATACCAAAACTTTTTCTATATGCAAAATCAAAACACCTAATTCATTGAAAAACGCAATTATAACGATTAGGTAAAGTTTTCAATTACAAGTTTTATTTTCTTTTCTAAAAAGTCTCCAGGAATTACTTTTGTGTTGCAAGCTATGCAAAAAAAAGAAACAATGTCTTCTTCATCAATCCAAGAAACCATATGAGTGTGTTCGTTATCTAATGGACATAATATTGGCTTTGCCATTCCAATTTCTACTAAATTTAAATATTTATGTGCTTCTTGTATAGTTATCATTTATCAATTCTACCCTGACTTGCTCATTAACGATCAATCAGGTACAATGGTATCTACCCCTGTTCAGGGAGAATTTATTATAAAAATTTTGGAGAAAAAATGTCAGTTTCATTGCCTACCGCATATCAGCAAGTAATTCATAAAACACGTTATGCGAGGTGGATGGAACAAGAAAACAGACGAGAGAACTGGGATGAAACAGTAGCTCGTTACTCAGACTATATCTTTGATGCTCTAGAAAGACATAATGGATATAAGATGTCTGACAAAATTAAGAAACAAATCTCAGAGGCTATCCTATCAACTGGTGTAATGCCATCAATGAGAGCCTTTATGACCGCTGGACCAGCGTTAGAACGTGATAACACCTGTATCTACAATTGTGCTTACATGCCAGTAGATAGCTTAAGATCATTTGATGAAGCCATGTATATTCTTATGTGCGGAACTGGAGTTGGTTATTCTGTAGAGTCACGCTATGTATCACAACTTCCAGAAGTATCAGAACACTTTGAAAGCACAAACTCAGTTATTGTTGTAGAAGACTCTAAGGCTGGTTGGGCAAGATCACTAAAAGAAATTCTTGCTTTGCTTTGGCAGGGTCAGGTTCCAACATGGGATATGTCTCAGGTTCGTCCAGCAGGAGCTAGACTAAAAACATTTGGTGGTCGTGCATCTGGACCAGATCCACTAGATCGTCTATTTAAGTTTTCTGTAGCCTTAATCAAGGGTGCAGCAGGTAGAAAATTAACACCACTAGAGGCACATGACTTAATGTGTAAGATTGCAGAAGTAGTTGTAGTTGGTGGAGTTCGTAGATCAGCAATGATTTCTCTATCAGACCTTGAGGATAGAAACATGGCAGCAGCAAAGTCTGGTTCATGGTGGGAATACTCTGGTCAAAGAGCCCTTGCTAATAACTCAGCAGTTTATAATTCTCGTCCAACAATGGAAGTATTCATGGATGAATGGAAGGCACTATATGACTCAAAGTCAGGTGAGCGTGGAATCTTTAGTCGTGAAGCAGCACAAAAAGTTGCAGCAAAAAATGGTCGCAGAGATTCAACTGTAGATTTTGGAACAAATCCTTGTTCAGAAATTATTTTGCGTCCTTATCAGTTCTGTAACCTAACAGAAGTAGTTGTTCGTGACACAGATACATTAGAAGATCTAAAGGCAAAGGTTGAGCTTGCAACAATTCTTGGAACAGTGCAGTCAACATTTACTCGTTTTAAGTATCTTCGTAAGATTTGGCAAAAGAATTCAGAAGAAGAGCGTTTACTTGGAGTATCTTTAACTGGTCAACTTTCTCATAAGGTTCTTAATGGATCTGAAGGAGTTGAAAAGCTTGGAGAATGGCTAGATGCACTTCGTGAGCATTCAGTCAAGGTAAATGAAAAATGGGCAAAAGAGATTGGCATAAATCAGGCAGCAGCAATTAGTTGTGTAAAGCCATCTGGAACTGTTTCTCAGTTAGTTAATTCTTCATCTGGTATGCATCCTTGGCACTCCCAATACTATGCTCGCACAATTCGTGGAGACATGAAAGATCCTATTACAGCATTCCTTGTTGATATGGGAATTAAACATGAGCCAGATGTAATGAAGCCAAACGATACTATGGTATTCACTTTTCCAATTGCTGCCCCAGAAGGTGCAACACTTCGTCAAGATTTAACAGCAGTACAACATTTAGATATTTGGCTCGCTTATCAAAGACACTGGGCAGAACATAAGCCTTCTATTACTGTGTCTGTAAAGGAAAATGAATGGATGGCAGTAGGTGCTTGGGTATTTGAACATATTGATGAAATGTCAGGTGTTTCATTCTTACCTTACTCAGAGCATACCTACCAACAAGCACCATACCAAGAAATTTCAAAGGAAGAGTATGAAACTCTTGTTTCAGAAACCCCCTCAGATCTTGACTGGAAGTGGTTAGAAATTTATGAAACATTTGACGGTACAACTGGAGTTCAAGATTTAGCATGTGTTGCAGGAGCTTGTGATATCACCGATATCTCTAAACCTGTATAATATATAAGAGGAAACTATGTCTTATTCAGCTCTTATATTAAAAGATTCTCCAGAAGCTATATGGTCTATGGACGAAGTTAGTGGAAGCACAGCATATGCAGACTCATTTATAAATAGCGAAACATATAATGGCACATATATTTCTGGAAAATATACTAGAAGTTTTATTCCAATTACTTTTGGTGGAAAAACCTGTATAAGCAGCAAAGGTTCTTATACAGACAACTATTCTTCTAATAATAAGATCATTTCCTTACCGTCTCTTGGAAAATTTTCTAGTCAAACAAGAGGGGTTCCTCATACCCTAGAATTCTGGATGAACCTTTCAATAGATCCAGCACAGCTAAGTTCTGGTGCAGCATCAAGAACTGGCGAATCTAAAATTGTTGGGTTATCTGGAGATACATATACTGGTTTATATATTAGGGACCTAGACTACTTGGTTTTTAAAATAGGAGATATTTCAAGTAACAGGATATATGAATCATCTGTTCATGTTCCAAACTTTAATACTCCTCTTCACATTATGGCTATCTATACTACATACTCAATTCAGCTTATTGTTAATGGAGTGTCTGGAAATACTTCAATAATTGAAGATAATATATTTGGTGCAGAGCAAACAAGAACAATAGATTTTCTTTTTCCAAATAGACTAAACAGCTCCTCTCAGTATTTTGAGGGAGTATCTTACGATACTGTTGCAATTTATCCAAATGCTTTGAATTCATCAATAGCAAAAAGACATTATGTTTATGGTCTTGGGTACAACGTTCCAAAGTATTTATACAAGTCTCTTGGTGGGGTTAGTTATGAAACAAATATGCAACAAACTCAACCATTAAAACAAATAAATTACTTAAGTTATGATAGTTGGTCAAATAGGGCAGTATTAAAAAACTTAAGCTCAAACTCAGAAAATCTATCAACTGTATCTTATAATAATCAGTATCTAGAGCTTTCATCAACAGATTTATCAAAAACAAAAAATGATATGTACTCGCTGGTAAGCTCAGAGTCTTTTATAAAATTTCCAGAAAACTGTTACAGCTATGCAGAAATAAATAACTATGAATCAATAACTGATGGAATTACAAAAAAGATTGAAGCAGTATTTAAGATTGATGGTACACACGCTACAACTGGAGACCAGCAGTTAATGCATATTGGATCAAAGTCAACATTTGATAAATATATTAGTTGTTTTATAAATAATAAAAACATTATTATTAAGTATAAAACAGAGTCGGGATCTGAGGCAACCTTATTTACACACGCATTACACGCATCAGCATCATCATTTCTTATATCTCTTGTAAAGCATGAAGCCAATATTTCTATAAAGGTAATAGATGATCAAAATACTCATACCTCAGATATTATAAATTCTTCTGGAATTTTTCCCATTCAGGATTCATATATTAGGTTTGGAAGTAGTCCAATTTTTTATGGATCAAGAGTTCCATCTGGAATACTTACTTCAGAAATAAAAAGATTTGATGGATATCTATCTCATGTGGATATAATTGATTCCACAAACGTTACAGGTTCTTGGTCATCAAGAAAAACTAAAGGAATATCAGATTTATATCAGCTTTACTCAAAGTATCATACTAGAAGTTTAGCTGTTGCTACTAGTGGTTCATTTACAATGACCTTATCTTTAACAGATTTAATTGGAGCAGATAAGCAAGATCTCAACTTTTCCTCTGGAATATTTTTGGCTCCTAAATGTGAAATTGGATCAAACTCTGCAGAGGTTAAATACGACTTAAAAACAATTGTTGGATCTACTCCAACAATAACAACAATTGAAGATGATGCAGACATAAGACTAATCAATATTCCAAATGGAATTACTTCTTCTGTTAAAACACAAGAAGTGCAATATGAGATTACTGGAACTCTAAGATCTTCAGATGCTAATAATACTCCTGGAATTTTAGACTATTTAAGACTTTATACTTATCCAGTATTACAAGAAGAGTCAAGAAACTATATAGAAATAAACGATACAAATCCAGGAAACAATCTAATGTATTTTTCTGGATATAGCTCATCAACAAACCATCCATTTCAGTTTCTTCCAGAACTAGAAAGAACTACAGATCTTCATAGATCATTCTATACTGGTGTTAGGGTCGGAACACACAACTCAAAATCTCCTTATGTAAAGATACCGTTTGACGTTAAAGGCATAACTGCAGATGCTACCACAAAAATATATAACGTAATGTTTAGTGGCAAGGGTATAGGTGATACTGCAACTATGGAATTCTTTAGAACTACTGGAATTGAGGTAACAGTAGCAGATCCAGAAGATACTGGAATCGAGGTATACATAAATGGTCAAAGATATAGTTCTTCAGCTACTTACGACTTTACAGCATGGAATTATTATTCTATAGTATTTACTAATGGAATTCCTTATAATTCAAACTTATTCTTTGGATATGCAGGTTCTGGATGGTTAATAGACAATATAGTTGTTTTAACGTCTGTACCAGAAGATCAAGAGCACATGTATAATTTGTTATTTTCTAGCTATGCAATAAGGGTTCCAGACGGATCTGCAGGTTCTTTTAGAAATATTATAATTACAGATAAAGAATTGTCAGATGGCAAAAATATTTTCCAGCCCCTTCCTGGTCAACTTTCTTTCCTAGCTGATACATCTTGTCCTAGATTGGCTTCTACCGTAAACGTTCCAATTGTAAGTGTTGATACGAAGTGGCACATTATTTATAATTCAAATAGAGATTTATTGAAGATAGACAACTCAGAAATTATTCCAGGAGACATAATCCTATTAAAGAATCAAGGCTCTGTAACTCAAAACGGAATCTACACTGTTGATAGTATTGATACCGCAAAGGCGGTTTTAACAAAAACTACTGCCCCTGCAAATGGATCTGTTATTTTTATTAAAGGTGGCAATGAAAACAAAAGTTATTATTATATAAAATCTGGAAACTCTTATACAAAAACGATTACTCAGAAAAAATCTGTTGCATACAACAAGAGCCAGCCTTCTATAACTACTTCTGTTTCCTACTCTGCGTAATTATTATAAAAATGGTATCATAGTGGTATGTCAAACACAAAAAACAAGGTAAATGCTGTAGAAAGCAAAGCAGAGTATGGAATTTATGTATGGATTTTACCAAACGGTGAACCATTTATGGATGATCGTGGTAACACACTAAATGTTCCTTCAAGAAAATATGATATTTCAAAAATGAAATCCCTAGCTGATGCAGCTAGTTATTGGGGTAAACCAGAAGGTGAAGCCAAGTTTATGCCTGGAGTTGGAAGAGTATCTGATGATGCTTCAAGAGAAGATCATGAAAGAATGGCTGAAGGCTTAACTCCTTATGGAGATACAGAAAACTGGAGAGAGGTGTTCCAAAGTGCAAGAGATTAATGGTTCCGATGTTAGTATGCTTTCTGTAAAAAAAGCAGAGAATGATTTTACAACTTCCGCAGATGATTTTAATAAGTCTGCAGATGAAGTAATGAAGCTCTCTGGTTTGAGCCATAATTTCAGAAGAGCAGCAAAAAGAAAAATTGAAAAGGCAGATAATAATAGCCTTACTGGAGATGGATCGTCCTCAAAGCAGATAGTTCCAGATAAGTATGGATACGGCATCTTTGATGTAGTTGAAGCACCATACAACATGAATTCTCTTTCTAGAATATATGAAGTTTCTGCAGCAAATTTTGCTGCAATTAATGCAAAAGTTTCAAACGTTGTTGGTCTTGGATATTCCCTAGACCCATCTCTTAGTGTTATGCAAGCACTTGAAGATATTGAAGATCCAGATAGATTGAATCGTGCAAGAAAAAAGATTGACAGAGCAAGAGAGTCAACAATTGAGTGGCTAGAGTCAAGAAATGATGAAGATACATTTACTGCAACTCTAATGAAAGCCCTTATTGACAAAGAGTCAACTGGTAATGGGTATCTAGAAATTGGTAGAACTACAACTGGAGAAATTGGATATATTGGTCATATTCCAGCTTCTACCATTCGTGTACGCCGTCTTCGTGATGGATTCGTTCAGATCGTAAATGGAAAAGCAGTTTTCTTCAGAAACTTCCAAGATGTAAATCAAGCCAATCCAATTGGAGACGACCCTCGTCCAAATGAAATTATTCATCTTAAAACTTATACTCCAACAAATACATATTATGGCATTCCTGCAATTGTTGCAGCAAAAAATGCCATGGCAGGTAATGAGTTTGCATCTAAATTTAACCTAGAATACTTTGAAAATAAGGCTGTTCCAAGATATGTATTCTGGATTAAGGGTGCAAAACTTTCAAGAGATGCAGAGCAGAAGCTGTTTGACTTTTTCTCTAATAACCTTCGTGGTCAAAACCATAGAACTGTTGTTGTTCCTCTTCCTGCAGATGATGGAAATGGCAATAAGGTAGAAGTTAAGATGGAGGCAATCGAAAATGGTATTCAAGATTCGTCCTTTAATAACTATAGAAAGTCAAATATTCATGAGATTTTGATGGCTCATAGAGTTCCAATTTCAAAAATTGGAAGCATGGAAAATATTTCTCTTGCTAATGCTCGTGAGGCAGATAAGACATTCAAGGAACAAGTTTGTCGTCCAGAACAAGACGCTCTTGGTAAATCCATTAATAGACTTGTTGCAGAAAAGACAGATATGTTTAAACTAAAGTTTAATGAGCTTACTCTTACAGATGAAGACACTCAGTCAAAGATTGATGAAAGATACCTTAGAATGCAGGTTATTATGCCTAATGAAGTTAGATCTAGGCTTGGTATGTCCCAACTTCCTGATGGTGATACTCCAGTAATTCTTAAGCCACAACAAGCAGCAGAACAAAGAACACAGGCTTCTGGAAATAGATTGAGAGATCAACAAAGAACTGCAAACTCAGCTGATACTGGAACTGGATCAAGAGCTACTCAAGGTGACGGTAGACAACAGCAATAAATAACACTATAATAAGAAAAGTGTTATATAATTGAAATGCTATGGTAGATTTACAAAAAGCTTCTCTTACTACCAATGGTCAACAAATTACATTGACCATGCCTATCTCAAAGGTAGACGTAGAAAAGAGAATAGTATCTGGGTTTGCAACACTTGACAATGTTGATCGTCAAGGAGACAGGATTACATCCGAAGCATCCCGTAAAGCATTTGAAAGCTTTAGAGGTAATGTGCGATTAATGCACCAACCAATTCCAGCAGGAAAAGTTGTAAACTTTAGAACAGAAACTTTCTTTGACATGGAAACAAACAAGCAGTATAGTGGCGTGTATGTTGATGCCTATATTTCAAAAGGTGCAGATAACATTTGGGAAATGGTTCTAGATGGTACACTTACTGGTTTTTCAGTTGGCGGAAACGTAAAAGATTCAGAACCAGTACTTGATGCGGAATCACAGAAAACAGTTAGAATAATTAAAGACTATGATCTAGTAGAACTATCACTAGTTGATTCCCCAGCAAATCAATTAGCAAATATTTTTTCTATTCAAAAGACAGATCATGGCAACGTTGCTGATGGAATTTTTAATAAATCAAATATCCAGAATGTATTTTGGTGTGAGGCAGATAATCTAGCCTATACTGGATCAGAAGAAACTCATAAGTGTGCAAATTGCAATTGCGAATTAAATACCATTGGTTGGGTTGATGAAATAGATGAGACTTCAACAGCTAAAGCTGTTTTTGCAATGGTAAAAGCAGAAAATGTTGTAACAAACGAAGAAACTCCAAATAAATATTCAGATCAGAATATGCCAGATCATTCACTAGATGAGTGCAAGGATCCAGAAAATTGCCCAGATCATATGGGTAAAAAGAAGGATGAGAACGAGCGTAAAGACAAAAAGAAAAATGAAATGCAAAAGAGAGCATTTAATGTTGGAGATTTTGTACAATGGAACTCATCTGGAGGAACAGCTCGTGGTAAAATTACAAGAATAGTAACTAATGGTAAAGTTGTTGTGCCTAATTCAAGCGTAACAATTACGGCTACTCCTGAAAACCCTGCTGTAGCAATTACAGTTTATCAGGAGTCAAACGGTTCTTGGAAACCAACAGATATTAGAGTGGGACATAAAATGAATACCTTGAGAGCATGGAGCACAAAGGTGAAGAAAGTTTTCGGTATTCCAACAAAAGTTTTACTATCCGATGAGGTAGTAAATAAGGCAATTGAGACTGATACTCAGTCAGTTGCCAACCAAAACAACGAAGGAGGTGTTGAAGTGGCTGAAAACATTGAAACTACTACAGATGTAGTAGAAGAAGTAGTTGTTGACGAAGTTATTGAAGAAGTTGAAGCAGTTGAAACAGAAGAGTCTGTAGAAACAGTTGAAAAGTCGGATGTAGCAGAAGAAGCAACTGAAGAAGAAGCTATCGAAACAGTCGAAGAAGTTGCATCAGAAGATGCAGCAGAGGCAGACGCTTCCACCGAAAATGGTGAGGCATCTGACTTGGAGAAAGCCCTTAACGAAGTTAAGACTTTTGTAGAGGAAATCGTTGCAAAGAGCACAGTAACAAATGTTGAGTCTGTAACAGCAGTAGCTGGAACAGTAGCAGAAGTAACAAAGGCTCTTGGCGACAAGATTGCAGAAGTTGAAAGCGGATACGCAGAGGTTAACAAAGCTCTTGCAGGAATCTCAGAAGTACTCTCAACTCTCTCAGGAAGAGTAGAGTCTGTAGAGGCAGATACTGCAGTAAAGAAGTCTGGTGAACTTGGTGAATCATCAGATAAGACAATCACTAAAACCCAATCAACTTGGGGCGGACGCTTCCTCGGCACCGCAGAATTAATTTAAAAGGAAAAGTGGGTGAAAAAATAATATGAGCGACAATATTTTAGAAAAGGCTGCAGCTAGCGGTACAGTTCTATCTCCATTGACATCCCCAGGCGACATGACTGCCGAAGGTAACTCAAATGACGCTGGTGGTGTTCTAAATCCAGAACAATCACGCCAGTTTATCGACTATATTTTTGACGAGATGGTTCTCGCCAATGATGGACGTAGAGTAGTTATGAGAGCTAACACAATGGAAGTAGACAAGGTTCGTGTAGGTTCACGTTTGGTTGCTAAGGCAACTCAGGCTGAAGATACAGGCTCCAACTCAGCTCCAGCATTTACAAAGATCGAACTTACAACAACTAAGTTCCGTCTAGATTACGAACTTTCGACAGAATCCCTTGAGGACAACATCGAAGGTCAGCAACTTGAAGACCACATTGTAAGATTGATGGCAACTCAGTTCGGTAACGATCTTGAGGACATTGCTATCAATGGTCGTCCAGCATCGTCAGGCAATGGTACATACAATAACACATTGAATGGTTTCATTCGTCAGACACTTGACACATCTTACACAGGTGCTCACGAAGCTGCAGCAGCTGCTGCAACAATGACAAGCATCTGGGAGGCAACTCCAGATTCAGGTGATGGATCTGTTGCAACTCTGTCTCTTGAAGCTATCGAAGCAGTGTACAATGCACTACCTCGTAAGTTCAAGGCTCGCCGTCAGGACCTAAAGTTCTACATGAACAGCAAGCATCTTCAGGAACTAATCTCAGCACTTCGTGCTGTTGGTTCAGTACCTGAGCAGGTTGCAACCCGTGTAATTGATGGCGTTCTTCCACAGATCGGTGGTCCAGCAGGAGCACAGTACATGATCTTTGGATTGCCAGTACTTGAAGTACCTTTGTACCCAGATAACTACGTTGACTTGACATTGCCAAGCAACCGTATTTGGGGCTTCCAGCGTGATGTCACGGTTCACCGTGAGTTCAAGCCGAAGAAGGATACCGTAGAGTACACAGTATACGTCCGTATGGGTGTAGCTCTAGAAGAGAAGTCCGCTATTGCTTACGCACAGCGAACTGCTTAATCTATAACCGTTGGGAGGGTCGCAGGAAACTGCGACCCTTTCATCATTTATTGAGGTATAATTAGTCTAGGAGGATTTATAAATGTTTGATAAAAAATCAGTATTTGAATTAAAATCTATTTGCAAGTCTTTAGGTATTGAAACTAATAAGAATTCAAAAAAGATTGAGCTTCTTAATGCCATCAAAGAAACTGGTTTAACTGATCAAGAAATCCTTGATGCTATTGATAAATCTTTTGACTACAAAGAGGCAGATAAAAAAGAAGCATCTGTAGAAGTTTTAGAAAAAGAAGCCCCTGTTGAAAAGAAACAGGAAAAAGTTTTATTGAAAATGGTTCACCCAAGAGGTGCCTTAAATGTTGGAAATGGAGTAGTTTTCACATTTGAAGAACCATTTAAGTTATTATCTAAAGCACAGGCTGACGATATAATTAGAAGAGCAAAAGAAGAAGTAAGGGAGGCTACACCAGAAGAACTTGCGTTCTTTTATGGAGTAGATTTATAAGATGAAAGAGTACCTCAGATCCGATGGGGAAGAACTAAGCATTACATATACTGCCCCAGCAGGAACTGATTCTGTTATTTACACTATTACAGATCTAGATCTTAATGAGGTTCTTTTTGCGGACGAGGCAACACTAATTTCTGGTGTAAATTTCTCACTTGATATACCATCAGATATTACAGCATATGATAGAAAGCTTCAGATTGATTTACAGATTGTAGACTCAGGATCTTATTCAGAAGATATTCTTTTTGCATCTCTTGTAAGACCATACTGCAATATTGATGAATTAGCCTCAGAGCTTGGGCTAACAATTAGTTCTACTCCAAGTGGCTCTGGTCAAATAAAAAGATCAGACCTAGAAAGACTAGAAAAACGAGCAAGATTTTTAATTAATAAACTAACAAACGATAAATTTATTTTTGAGTATAAGAGCATATTAACTTATGGTCAAAATGTAGATACGCTATATATTGGTGAAAGAATTGAAACATATGACAAGATTGTTAAAGATGACGAAGTAGTATACGATTTAACAACAGATCCAGAAATTAATTTATTAGATTATCCAGTTTCAGTATCAAAAAGTAAGTACCATTTAAAAGTATATGACGTTGGAACAAATGTTTCAGAATCCAGACCATTTAGAGTTTTAGACCCATATGGTATTTTTGAAAAGGGCAGCACTTACCTAGTTCGTGGAGAGTTTGGCTGGAAGTATGTTCCAGAAGATATTAGAGAAGCAGCTATTCTTATAGTAGAAGATTTAAGATGTGCAGATTTTAATTATAGAAATAAGGGACTCAAGTCTGTAAAGAACGAATCCTTTGATATTCAGTACTCTGATTCAATATCATTGGGATCAGGAAACCTATTAGTAGATTCATTCCTACAGGATTACAAACGATTTGACTTAATGGTGATTTAAATGACTTGTATAGTTGGAACAGCGTATACTATGACAGCAGATCTATATACCGCTACGATGACACAGGACGCAAAATCAGGTGCCGTTCAAAAAACATGGGTAAATACATCAACTATCAGTTGTTTGGCTAAGGGCGTTGTTCGTAGTGGCATAGGAGACAACTCCAATACAGTTGAAGTAAAGAACTACCTAAATGTTATTAGTGGTCTTGTAAAGCTTAGAAGCAAGACCCCAATTGATAGCTCAGTAAGAGTAACAAATATTAAAAATGATACAGAAGTTATCTGGAAAGAATCTGGTCTTACTGGAATTGGATCTGCAGGTGGTGCAAATGGAGCAACAATTTTTGAGCCTCGTGGAAGCACACCAATTATGGATCACTTAGGTCATATTATTGAATACGAAACAATCTTGCAAAGACAGGATATTCAGTCTTTGGTGATTGAGTAATGGCTAGAGTAGACACCTCATCTCTTAATATTGCAATAAAAAAGTCTAAAACTAAAACTTTTAAAACTGGTGATATCGGCTCAAAAATTGCAGCATCTGCAAAGTTTCATTTAGAACTATTAAATAGAATTCACGGAGAAGATAAGAAAAGAATACAGGTTGCTGGTCTTAGATATATAATGAATTACTTTGAAGCCTATGTTGATAATGCAGCAAGATCAAGACCAAACTCGCTGCACCACGTTTATGAACCAGGTAGGACTGGAGATAAGTCAGCAAGACTATTTGAAGCATCCATTATTGAATCAGGAAAACCAACATTAACCTATAGGTTTAAAGAATCTAAGGTTCCAGGAAAAAGCGGATATGTTTTTAGAAATAAGGCTTTTATTATGGAAGAAGGTTTACCTGTAACAATCACACCAAAAAATGCAAAAAGATTAGTGTTTGAAATAGATGGAAATATTGTATCTTCAGAAAAAGTAGTAGTTCAAAATCCTGGTGGAGATTATGTTCAAGGATCTTTTGTGAAAGTATTTAATCAGTTTATGTCTACGATGGCAAATGTAGCCCTACAAGATATGGAATTCTTTAGTAGAATAGAGAAGGGCATTCAGAATGAATCAAGAATTGCTCTTAGAAGAATTAGCAAAGGCGAAATAACAAATATGGCAAACTTAGCAGCAGCTTCTTCTAGTAAAATTGTGAGGAGTCTATAGTGGATTATACAAAGCTACCAATTTGGCTTATATGTAGATATATTTGGGATCATGCAACTGGTCAAGTTACTGGTCAGTCTGCTATCGGTTCAGATATATGGGATATCACTCAATACAGCATGACTGGATTGAATGCAGAAATTACCTCAATTACTGTAAATACTGGTGTTGCCACAATTATTACAGATACTGCTCATGGCATGACTGCCAATAAGCTTTGCAATATTACTGGAGTAAATTCAACTTATAATAAAATATTTAAGGTAACTCAAGTAGATAGCCCAACTCAATTTAAAATAACTGCCCCAACTGGTGCATCATCAGTTCCATCAACAACTGGAAATGTAGCAGAAATTGGTCTTATTCCTTTTTATCCAGTATATGAAAATCTCGGTATTGATACTTCAAAGCTACCGTACATAATATACGACTACTTATTTGTACAACCAAATGGAACATTTCATCCAATTAACAAGGAAAGAGCAACCCTTACTATTGTTGGCTCAGCCCCACAAATATTTTATGTAAAAAACTACATCTACGACATCCTGAAGAAATTTGATGTTTCTGCACAGGATATGAACAATCACTTAAAGGACTCAGATGTATCCTTTAAGTATGTTGCCTGTGATCAGTCAGGATATATGATAGATGAAAAATCTGTGGATAACCTTGAGCCTGGAAAGTTTCAAACTTCCCTTATTTTAACGTATGAATTCACTAAGTCATAATAAGTCTTTACATGGTATGATTGTTTCTGAGGAAGCAACCAAACCAAAGTTAACTCAAACTTTGACAGGAGGTGCAAAATGGCACTAGGAAACGCTAAAAATATTGTTGTAGGTGCAGGTGCATTATACATCGGACATACAACAGACACAGAACTTACAGAGAACGACCTACCAAAGGTAGCATCAACACTTGCAGCATGTACTGTATCCCTTCAGGATCCAGACAATGTTGACATTTGGAATGGTACATCAGGTGCATGGGATTCCGTAGGTTACACATCAGAAGGTGCAGAACTATCGTTCGAACCAGATTATGGTGAAGTACAGGTAGATCAGCTACTTGACGTTGCAAAGATCTTCAAGCAGGGTCAGCGAGTAATGCTAAACACAACACTTGCAGAAGCTACACTTGAAAACTTCTTGGTAGCAATTGGTGGAAAGTCTACAGACCTTGTAGGTACTATGTCTTCCCCAGTTCAGTCCGTATCACTTAACGGTGGTGCTCTAGGATACTCACCAGTTGAGCGTTCTATCGCAATCGTTGGTCCAGGACCAGACCAGAAGAAGACAGCAGCAAATAAGAACTTTGTAGAAAGAGTTTATGTTGGATACAGAGCCCTTTCAATGGAAACTGTAACTGTAGGCATTAGAAGAAACGAAGCTACTGTATTCCCAGTAACTCTACGTCTTCTAGCTTCATCTGCAGAAGCAGGAGAAGCTCCAGACGGAAATGCTTCTTACGGTAAGATCATTGACAGAGCTTACAACGTAGCTTAATTATAATTTAATAAAACCTGATCAGGACTAGTCAGAAATGGCTAGTCCTGCTCATTTATATGGAGAATACTATATAATTAAAGAGAACAATTAGGAGGAAGTTTTGGCAACAACAGTATACGAAAGTATCGAGCTAGAGCTATTAGACGGAACAAAAGTGGAAGTCAAGCCACTAAGCTTGAAAAAACTAAGAGAACTAATGAAGGTATGGTCAGAAGGTACTGCAAAGTCAACAAATGAGGATGAATTCCTTGACTTGCTTATTACTTGCACCGCAATTGCTTTCAAGCAGTTTTCACCAGCACTTGCTGAAGATAGAGACGCACTTGAAGAAGCACTTGATCTTCAGACAATGTACAAAATCTTGGAGGTGGCTGCTGATATCAAGCTGAACGACCCAAACCTGCTGGAAGCAGCGAAGGAACTAGCTGGACAGATCTAGACCTCGCTGCACTAGAGGCGGAAGTTTTTCTTCTTGGTCACTGGAAAGACTACGATGAACTAGAGTCTAGTTTATCAATGCCAGAGCTCGTAGCAACGCTAAAAGCGATGTACGAATCTGAAAATAGGAAAAATAAATTCCTAGCAATGGTAAACGGAATAGACATGGAGAATAGTAGTGACAACCAGGACGATGACAATCGTCCTGTAACATTCCAAGAAATTCAAGCGAGGGCGATGGCAAAGTTGACTGGAGACACAACAAAGGCAAAAGCCGTTGAATATGGAATAACATCTGATATGGGATTATCCTATGAAGTGTTAGGAGATGTTCATGGCGGATATTAACGCAAATTTTGAGTATGATGCGGACTTTGGTCCTGCCATTGCTCAAGTTAGAAGTCTTGCCAGAGAAATCTCTCTATTAAATAATTCATTCAATTCTTTAGATAAGGCAGCACTTACTGCCAAAAAGCAACTAGCTACATCGTTTGGAACAAATGTAAAATCACTTGGAGCTTTCCAGACCACAATGGTGGATCTTTCAAGTGACGTAGATCGCTTTGGTGAGGCTCTTCAAAAGAATAAACTCCACATGAGAGATTATTTTAAAGAAGCAAGAAGAGCCTACACTGAAGGGTCAAGAGTAAGAAAGCTTGCAGTAGAACAAGTAAGAAAGGCTCAGTCAGAAATTGTAAGCCTTGGAAAAGATGCTACTGGAAGAAATAAGGGTATGGTCATTACCCCACTATCTGTTGATACTAAAAACATGACAACTAGTATGAATATTGCTAGAGAACAATTTAACATATTTAATAAGTTAGTTCAAGATGGGTCAAGAGAACTTATCAACTGGGGTAAGAATACTCAATGGGCTGGTAGACAGCTAACTGTTGGTCTTACTGTTCCACTAACAATCTTAGGTGCAAGCCTATCAAAAACATTCAGAGACTTTGACAAGGAACTAACAAGATTTCAAAAGGTATATGGATCTGATCTTGTTACAACAACTACAAATGCTTCTCAAGAAATGAGAAAGCAAGTAGAACTTCTTGCAAAAGATATTGCAGGTAAGTTTGGTATTGCAGTAAGTGAAACTGCAGCCCTTGCTGCAGATTTAGCAGCAACAGGTCTTGAAGGACAAAAGCTAACAAGTTCTATTCAACAAACTACTCGTCTTGCAGTGCTTGGTGAAGTAGATAGGCAAGAAGCCATGAAAGCTACCCTTGCTCTTCAAAGTGCTTTTAATATGAGCACACAAGAACTTTCAGATTCAATTAACTTTCTTAACGCAGTTGAAAACCAAACATCTGTTTCTATTCAAGACTTAACTGAAGCAATTCCAAGAACTGGTCCAGTCATTAAAGCACTTGGTGGAGATGTTAAAGATCTTTCTGTTTTGCTTGTTGCTATGAAAGAAGGTGGTATCAACGCTGCTGAAGGTGCAAACGCAATTAAGTCTGGTATGGCATCTTTAATTAATCCAACAAAACAAGCAGCAGCAACTGCTAAAGGTTTTGGTATTGATCTTGAGGGAATTGTAACAAGAAATAAGGGCAAGCTTATGCCAACCATTCTTGAGTTCCAACAGGCAATGATGGGTCTAGATGAATTTTCTAGAGCACAAATTATTGAGCAAGTTTTTGGTAAATATCAGTTTGCTAGAATTGCAGCCTTGTTTGATAACTTAAATCAAGCAGGATCCCAGACTGTTGAGGTTATTAAGTTGATGTCAGCATCTTCAACAGATTTAGCAAGTATAGCAAATCAGGAACTTAGAACTCTTACAGAGTCTACATCAATGAGATTCCAAAGGGCAATGGAGTCAATTAAAGCATCCCTCCTGCCAATTGGAGAAGCCCTGACTAGATCGGTAATACCTTTCTTAGAAAAAGCCGCAGACTTGTTTAATAAGTTAGTTGAATTCGGAAAAAACCTTCCAGAGCCAGTTAAAAACTTTATTAAATTGGCTACTGGAATTACAGCAATTGCTGGTCCAATAGTTATGATTACTGGTGTTCTTGCCAACTTCCTTGGATATGTGACCAAGGGTGCAATGGGTATTGTAAATCTTGGTCGTGCAGTTATGGGAATTCCAACAAAACAGTTTGAGCTCCTTAATACCGAGCAAATAGTTGCTCTTAAAACTACAGATTTACTTACATCTGCATATGCAAGACAAGATCAAACTTTAGCTAGACTTACTTCAACTATGGGTGCATATGTTGCTGCTCTTAAAAATCAAGCTGCTACTAATCCTGGACAATTTGTTCCAGGTTCTAAAGGTAAACCAATTAAAAGAGCAGGTGGCGGTGGAGTGCCAGGAACTGGAAACACTGACTCTGTACCAGCACTACTAATGCCTGGTGAGTTTGTAATGAACAAAAAGGCTACACAAAAATATGGTCCAATTATTGCAGCAATGAACGAGGGAACAATTCAAGGATTTGCAAAGGCTGGTCCTGTAAGAAGATCTACGGAAAGATCACATTTAACACCTCAACTTCCTTTGTCTGCATCATCAGAGGATATCTCAACATTAATAGAAGAAGGATTTGGACCTTTTATAAAAGTTCTTTCAAAGCTTACGATGGAGCTTCCAAGATCATTAAACAGAGGAATGAACAAAGGTGTTGGCGATGAGCGTGGTGTTACACAACAGCAATTTGATACTGGCTATAGCCTAACTGGTGGTAAGAGGCTATTCCATTCTGCATCAATGGCTGGAATAGATATTGCAGACCCAAGTCAACAAAAAGTATTAGCTGACCTTGAAGAACAAATTAAACTTAAAACAATACAAATATCAAAGTCAACAGGAGCTTCAAAAATACATGATGGTCATTTATATCAAGCAACAGAACAAGTATTTAAAGAATTCATGGGCATGGAAGGTGCAGCAAAACAGGTAACAACAAAACTTCATGCTTTAGCACAACAATCAGATGAAACAAGAATAAGCGGTCACACCAAAAAAGTAAGAGAGATGCTGGCAAATGGAACTGCAACCGTAGTTGATGGAAACATAGTTCTTACAAAAGATAAATCTGTACAGCTTGGTAGACAAAGAACCAGTGGTAAGGGTGGCATATCCCAGACACTAGGAAGCAGAGCAAGCAGAAGTACAAAGCTTGTATATACTGAAGGTGAAGATCTAGGAAAAGCAGCAACAACTGGTGCAGCTAAAGGTGCTGGCACAGAGTCTCCATCCAAGAAAACAAAAAAAGTTGGAAAAGACATTGCTCAAGGTCTCATTGTTGGCATGAATGAAGATGCTGACGATGTTGCTCGTGCAGGTCAGAACTTGACAGCATCTGCAACAACTGGTGTTCAAAGAGGAAGACAAAGAGCTGCCTCTATGGGTAAGTCAATTTTAAATCGTGGAGCTTCCTTATCTGGTGGAGCAATGGGAGCAGCATTTGCTTTGAACTCTATTGGAGCAATGAATGAAGGATTTGCTAATGCTACCGCAGGTTTAACAAAGTTTACAAATGGATTATTCTTAGCTACTAGTGCCATGCAGCTAATGCAAGGTGGCGTAGGTGGAATTGGTGGTGCTGGTGGAAAACTAAGGGCTAGTGGAAATAAACTTCAAGTTCTTGGAAGAGCAAAGAATATAGCTGCTGGTGGAGCATCAAGATCTGGAAGTGCTCTAATGATGGCTGGAAGAGGACTATCTCTTCTTGGAGGTCCAGTTGGAATTGCTGCACTTGCTGCGGTTACAGCAGTAACAGCAGGAATTATTGCTTACAGAAGAGCCATTAGTGAAGCAAGAAAAGAAGGCGAAGCAATGTATGCTTCACAAACTGGAGCAGCTGAATATTATGGAATTACCCTAAAGTCTGTAAATGACCAGATGAAGGCTAATGCTGAAATTTCTAAAAACCTTGGATTGTCTCCAACTGCAACTGCACAAGGTGTAGATCCAGCACTAAAGAAAGCAATCTTAGACCAAGAAGAAAACAAGAAACTAGTTGAGCAATTAAAGGGCTCGTCTGATCCAGCTTCTTTGTTGCTTGGTCAGTATGGAAAAATGCTACAACAAGGATTTAGCCCAGCACAAGCAAAAGAAGTTTTATCAGTATTATCTCAGGCATCAGGTCAAATGGGAGCTCTTACTAAAATGAACGGGACTCTTTCTGGGATTACAACTGCTTCACAAGCAACTGCTGCTGTTGGCAGATCCTATGCTGGAAATGTTTCAGGTTTGATGGGAACTGGAGAGGTATTCTCTGGAAAAGAACAGGCAAGAGTTCAAGGAGCATTTGGTGGAGTAATTCAATCTGCCCTACTATCTGCTGACTTAGGAGAAGGACTAAAGATTTTAGAAGATAGTGTTGCTACTACATTTGCAGCAGGAGCTAAAAAGGGATTCTCTGAGGAAGCAATTGGTAAAACTTTAAATAAATCTATTACTACGCAACTAACAGATATGGGATTCAAAGAAGGAGATCCAATATTTGAAGCAGTAAATGGTCTTGGAACATCTATGGAAGATACAAAAGACAAGATGTTATTAGTGCAAGCTGCTGCAGCTGGAATAGACATGTCACAGTTCCTAGCTGATGGAAAAGCTTCTCAAGAAGAGCTTAGACAAATTGCTTTACAGTTAGCTCAAATTGATGCAGCAGCACAAATTGATTTACAAATTGATGCTCAGCTAGATACAGAGATTCAACAATTAGGTGAAATAAAAGACGCAGAATCTGCAAGATATGATAATCTTATTGCTAAAAATGAAGCAGCAAAAGATGCAGAAAATGAAAGACATAAAAACTTTACAAAGAACATTGAAAAGAAAAATAAGGCACTCGAAAAAGAAATTAAAAAAATTGAAGAAGGTGCAGACACATATGTCAAGGCTCTTGAAAAAGAAAATAAGGCAGATCAGTTTAGAAACAATCAACGCCAAACTGCACTTGGTGGCTTAGAGTCTTTAGCTTCTGGAGATGTCTTTGGGTTTATTCAATCTCAGCAACAAATGGCTGCAGATGCTGCAGATTATGGAAGAACAACAGAAATAGATAGAATTAAAGAAGTAGCAGATGCTGCAGAGAAAAAACTACAGGATCAAATTGATAAGAATAAAGAACTAGCTGATGGTGAAGACGAAAGACATGAAAATAGGATGTCTCAGTTAGACAAGGAAAATGAGAAGATTCAAAGAAATAAAGCTTCAACAATTCAGTCAATTGATGCTGCAATTGCACAGGCACAAAAACTAAAAGATCTTGCCCCTGGAGCAAACCTATCTGATGATATGGACAAGTACATTGGAACTCTTGGAACTCTTGCTACAAAGTTACCTCCACAGGCACAAAAGCTAGTAACTGATTTAGCTAGTACATTTAACAAAGACTTTAACAATATTGTTAATAAGTCTATTGAAGCAGCAGGTGCAGAATATGGAATTACCGATAAGGATGCCTTATCCTTACTAATTAAAGATAGCATTTCCACTATCAATGCTCCAGATAATAGAAGAAATAAAAAAGCAGCAACTGGTGGATTTATTCAGGGTCCTGGTACAAAGAATTCAGATTCAATTCCTGCAAGATTATCTAATGGGGAATATGTAGTTCGTGCGTCTGCTGTAGATCAATATGGTGTTGGAATGCTAAATCAGATTAATGAAAAGAAATTTGCAGGTGGTGGATTTGTTGGTGCTTCAGCAGCTGGAGCACAAACTGCCACAGCTCTTGGATATGGTGCAGTAACTGAATCAACAGTAAGGCAAGGAATAGCAAAGGCTATTGGAGATGTCCTTGCAAATGAAGAGCCAGAAAATAGTGAAGGTCCAGCAAGCTCTTCTTCAGTGGCAAACTATAAGCTTTTAGGTGCAGTTGCAAAAATTCTTCTTGGTGGAGCTAGAGTAAGTGCTAGAGGATTCTATAGCAGTGGAAATGCTCACAGTGCTAGATACGGTGGAAGAGCAATTGACTATGCTGTTGGAAGTGGAACCCCAGTTTATGCTATGGCTGGTGGTAGAGCCTCTGTTCGTAATCTAGGAAATAGATCATTTGGAAAGTATGTTTCTATTACACACGCTGATGGAACAGAGTCTTTATATGCACACTTAAGCGGATTTGAAATTGGAAGTGGAAATGTTTCTGCTGGTCAAAAGATTGGATACTCAGGAAATTCTGGAAATTCAACAGGAGATCACCTACACTTTGAATGGTCAGGTCTTAATCCAGGATCTAATCCTCCAGGTATGCGTATGGGTGGAATAACAATGTCAAATGGTCTTGCTAATCTACATCAAGGAGAAGCAGTACTAACATCACCATTGACCGCAGATCTTAAAGCAGGAATTGAAGCAATGAAATATAATATACCTCAAAATAATCAAGGGTCTGTTGATGCTTCAACAATCTCAAACAATTCAGTCTATAATATTAATGTTGATGCTTCAGGAACAAATAATCCAAGAGAGGTTGCCAACCAAGTGGTTAAAGCAATTAGAAGTGAAGAAAATAGAAGAAGTTTTGGAAGGAAGGTATAATAGATGGCTCAAGCAAGTTTAAGTAGTGTTTGGTTAAGACCATCACTTATTGTATTTTCCACAAATGAACCAATTGCTGGAACAGGTGATAACGTTGGAAAATGGGATTTTGGATCTGGAGGAACTACACTTTATTTAACTGATGATAATAGACAGCCTCTTCAAGTATCACCAGAAAGAATAGAATCTAGAAGAAGAATGATTGATGGAACAATGCGTTCTGTTCATGTTGCAGACAAAATGTCTTTCTCTACTTCTTGGGAGAATATTTCTTCAAGAAAATTAAATGGAGCAAAGGCAATAACCTCAGATGGATTTGCAGCTGGTATAGACATTAAAGACTGGTATGAGGCAAACTATGATGATTTTTGGATGCTGTTAATTTATGACAATAATGACGACCTAGCTGTCGGATCTGGAGCTAATGTAGAAAAGTATAATGTATTTTTTGACAGCTTTGACTTTACAGTAACAAAGAGAGGTCAATTTAATGATCTTTGGGACGTGTCTATTGATTTGGTAGAGGTATAATGCTATCAACAGGAAACACTGAAATAGACAATCTATTTAAAAACTCTAAAACTATTTCTTCAAAACATAAAATTCTTGCAGAGTGGAATCATAATGCTTACACCTTTGTAGACTATATTGGTTCTTATCCACTAGACATAGTTGGTGACGGTGTAGAGGCTGATCAAACTCAGGCACTAACTTTTAATACTAGTCAGCTTACAGGATGTTGGGACAATGGTGGTCACTATTATTCAATAAATTCAAGCTCTGGAAACTATGAAGTGGAAGAGCTAGAAAGAAAAAAAATAAATCCCATAAAAGATATTATAAGTCCAGAAAGACCAGACCCTGGTATTATCTTTCCAGTAGTATATCCTGCTTCTACTACTAGAAATATTGTAAGTGATGCTAATGATGCCAGAGCATACAATATTCTTCAAAATAGCAATAGGGTATATGCAGCAAATGAGTCTCAGTCTGGAAAGTACTGGGTATCAGCAAGAAGATGTAAATCAAATTCAACTTACTCTATTAATAGCAATTTTATAGGTGTTTCAAATTCTTCTGGAAAAATGTCTGGCAATAATGCATTTATTCATTATAAAGAATCGGTAAGAGCCAATAAGATTGTTATAAAAACACAAACGGTTAATGGATATGCCAGAGATTTCACCGTTGAGGTACTATTAGCTAATAACACTACATGGACATCTATTTATAGAACAACAAATAGCACAACCATGAATGATGGCATTCTAAGACTTTCTAGAAAATATGTTTCTGGAAGTTGGCAGTGGGTAGTTGCAGCAGGTGTTGAAGAGGAAGGAACAATAACAAGTTTCTTAAAATCAGATACAACTGGCTACCAAGCTATTCGTGGAATTAGATTTTCTGTACAAGAATTAGCAGACGTTGCCACTAACAATCCAAAAGAAAATGGAACACTAGATATTATTGAAATATCTGCAAGAATGGTTGTTGATATGTCTTCATATACTGAATCATTTTCTAGTAGCTCAAACCTTGGAGATTCTGTGCTTGGTCTTCCAATTGGATCAATGGTTCAGGGTAGCGGATCAATAAAATTATTTAGCGAAGAAAACTTAATTAGTGATAAAAACATTTTATCAATTTTTTATGGAATGCTAAAACCAAATGTTAAGTTTACCTTTTTACATGAAGTGACAAAAGAAACTGTAACAAAATATATTCCTATAAATGTCATGTATGTGGACTCTTGGGAAGAATCAGAAGACTGGTCAGTATCAGCATCACTAAGTGACTATATGAAGTTTCTTAAAGACAAACCAGCACCAGACATTTTGTTAGGTGCCTTGGATGGAATTAGAGTTTCATCTATAATTAAAATCTTATTAGATAATGCAGGTTTTACTAGATTCTCATTTAATAAGACTGCAGAAACTAAAGAGTATGAATATGAAGATGTAAGAGTAGACTTTTTCTGGTGTAAAAAAGAAATGTCTGTAGCAGAAGCAATTGATCAACTTGCTAAGACTGCACAGCTTTCCGTATACTTTGACCAGTTTGGAATTTTAAACGCAGCAACAAAAGAGTCTGTTTTACAAAAAACAGAAAGCTGGAACTATGCTTTGGTTGGAGATTATAAAGAGCTAGACTCAGGAGATCCAGAATATTCTTCAATTAATGGAAACTATATATCAAACATTGAAAGATTTGAAGACTCTTTATTGCCACCGATTAATTCAGGAGAAGTCGCTTATTCCTCTCTTGGCATACCAAAGGGGTCTATGGCTTTAATAGATAAAAGCTTGGTAAACTCTGCCTCATCAAATATTTCAATAGATACATCAAAAATTATTGATGCAGGGTATTCAGAAGTTACCTTAAACAGAGATTTGTCTTATATTCCACAACAGGTTTGGAGTCCAAATAGCGATCAGCAAAATGGAAAAGACTCTTTGCTTTCTGCTGGAATCTTAATAAAAGATCTTTTATCTTCAAGACCAAAAACAATATTATTAAATGATAAAATTGAAGCAAAAAATAAAAACGATGCCATAAGAATAGCATTTTCTGGTATGACTGCTACAGAAAAATCATCATGTCAAATTATTATTGCAGAAAATGATATGGCTGTTTCTTTTAGGAACAGGTTCTCTGGATACGTTTATATTGATACAGAACTAATTAAGTTTTATGGAATTTTGTACAATGTAACAAGACCAGGATATGCAAGTGAAACAAAAATATACTTTTCTCAAGCTGAGGTAGATGGAGAGATAGCTTCTTCTCCATCTGGATCAAGTTTTGTTCCCTACTCCCTAATTGTTTATATGGATATGGCAGTTGATTCTTATCCAGACTCTTTGGCTTCTACTCCAAATGGATACATATATTTTTGTAAAGATGATGGCAGAGGACATAAAGACACGGCGGTTTCGTTACATTACTGCGGACTAGTTGAAAGCAATGGTTGGTCAAAATTTGCAAGTAAACTTTATGCTTCACCTACTGGTCAGATTTCAAATTATGGTCAGTCAATGAAAGTAATGGTAGATACTATGGTTCCAGATTCAGTAAATATTGGACAAAATTCATTTGGTTATGGTGGGTATGCTAATTTAGCTGGGGCTCCATCAAATAAGACTGGAACTGGCACTATTGATTTTGAATCAATTCAGATTGATATTAAAGATACAGGGCAGCAAGTTATAAATGGATTCTCAAAAAATGTAGCATTTAATCCAACAAGAATTGGAACAAGAATGAATTTGTTTACTCCAAAAGATTCTCCAAATACAATATCAAATATTGCTGGAATTTCTTTTTACCTATCTGGTTCTTCTGCAACTACTGGATACTTCTTAGAAGTTCAGTCTCCTGGAGAAAACTATGATCCAACCAATCCACAGCTTGATAACATAAAGCTATATAAGGTATACAATGACTCTGGAACAATAAAGCCAAAACTTTTAGGTTCTGCTTGGTATAAAGATGCTTCACCAACCTCTTTTGAAAGAACAATCGCTATCACAGATGCAGGTAAAACAGAAGAAGCATTAACAAGCGTTTTTTCTTTAGAAGTTGCTGTCCTAGATAGCAAAAAAGATTTTATAGTTTATATAAATGGAAAAGAAGCCATGAGAGCCCATGACGCTTCACCACTTTCTCCAACAAACAATGTGGGAGTATTTGTAAGAGATGACTCTAATGCTATCTATGATTATGTTTATGCAATCACTACTCCAAATGGAAGTTATCCATCACTAGAATCTTTATCTAGTAACGAAGATAGTTTTTATGGAGCAAATATTGAGTTGTCTAAATCTAGAGGAATTTTCTCTCCATTTATTAAAACTCTTCTAGGATCCTCTTTTCCAATTTACTATGATGACTTTGGAAACACAGTAAGAGAAGCAAAGTATATTCAGGCTAGATTTAATGAGCCAGCATTCTCAACAAAATTAATAGAACTCAGTAGAGTAAATCCAGATTATTTTATTAAAGAATTTAAAAGCACATCATGGGGGGCATCATTTTGGGTATACAACTCTTCAAGGAATATGGTTTGGCTAGGAAATGGAACTCTATTCCCATTGTTTATTTCTGGAATTGTTTTAAAGAAAATGAGCGGTGGAACAGTAAGTATTGAAGATGCCATAACAAAAAATTCTGACTTAGAAGATGCCTTGGAAATGAACAAAAAGCTTTATGGAGAGCAGTCAGTAAATATATCTGCAGAGTACTTAAACAACTATGATGAAGCTAGTTCTCTAGCAGATTGGATTGCAAAATATTCCTCTCTTGAAAAAAGAGAAATCAATGCAACAATATTCCCAAATCCACTGCTACAGCTTGGAGATAAAATAAAGGTTGTTTATAAATCAAGAGGGTACTCGTATAATGATATTGGAGATAAGACCTATGTGTTATCTGAAATAGATTATAATGTAAATGACAGTGGAATATCTATGGATGTAGTTTTGAGGGAGATGTTGTAATGCCACCATTAAGACAAGGCGGAGGAAATAAGAAGCCTATAGATGCTATAAAGCAAACGAGAAAAGAAGATGCTAAAGATGTTTATAAAGCTAAGGGTGAGTCTGGAAAAAGAACTAAAACAAAATTAGAAAAAGAAGCAGATAAGTATAGACAAGCTGGTAAAGACTTTAAAGGCGTTGGCTATATTCCACCAAAAGTTAAAGGTGGCACCTCTGGAGGTAGTGGCAAGGGCAAGACTCCAGGACCAAAAGAAGTTACCCCAATAGCACCAGAAACAGTTGTTCCTTCTTCAGGAGTAGTTGATGGAGTAAACTATAAAGAGCTTTATTTAGAAGAAGTAAAAAGGCTTGTACTAAGCCTAGTAAAGAGTGCGAAGTCTCTTCTTATTAGATATAATTTTTCTGGTATAGATAGAGTTGCAGAATATTATTTAGATGCAGATAGAGAAGCTAAGTCAGAGGCTGTAGCGTCTAGTACCTCAAGACCAGAATCCCCATTCACTTTAGAACAGGCAAGTTTGCAAGATAGATTCTCTTTAGACCTAAACGAAATAAACAATAAAATTAGTGATTTAACAAATAGCTCTGAGAAATCAATTTATTTTGGTTCTATGAGAGGGGGAACATTTTTACCAAGAGAGGTTAAAGTTCTTAGAGATGGTCGTACAGGATATGACATGAGACTAACATTTACCTCGATTTCTAATCAAGACTTCATTATAAAATGCTATGAAGTATCTTAAAATGGTATAATTTTACTATGTTTACTGGGATATATAAAATTTATTTAGATGGGGAATATGTTGGTGAACAGAGAAACTCCATAACAAAAGCTGGAAGAGCTATAATTTTAAAATCTTTAATGGGGCTAGTTCCAACTGTTGGTGGAGAGATTCACATAGGTATTGATGGCACTGCAAATGGTACTCCAGATACCAATGGACTAATCCCAAACAATATACTAGGTTTTGACGTAGCAGCAGCACCAGTCAGACTATCTTATTTGGATAACGCTGGTAATTTTGACGCAATGATATTTAAGGCAAGTTTTGGAACAACTGCGACTGGTGGAGAGTCCTATAAAATTTATGAGCTTGGGCTGTTCCCATCAAGCGGATCTAGTGATGAAGGTTCAATAAGAGACACAGCTCTATTCTCTGGATCTCCATCAGACCTTTGGAAAGAATTAGATACAACCCTGACTTTAAATAGTACAGCTACGGCACCATCAACATCTTGCTATATTACCTCAGCTCTTACAACATATTCGTTTAGAGTTGGAGACTCTGCATTATTTATAAAAGCAGATGATGTTTTAAATATGGCAGATTCTTCAAAGCTTTCTGCATATAACTTTAATCTTTATAATTCCGTAGATACTTTGTCAATAGCTTATTCAAAACTAACTGGCAATACACCAACAATTACAATGAAATTTGAGACCACAGTTGATGATTATTTTGTTGGAACATTTGCAATTACTGGAACCCAGACCTATGGAATAGTGAGCAGAACAATTGAGCAGATGCAAACTGCAAAGGTTGGAAGTCCAAACTGGTCTAATATAAATAAAATAACAATAACTTCAACGGCAGACGTTGTTGTTGATGCAGTAAGATTTAATAATGTTGACTCTATTGATTCTGTGTATGGAATGGTATCAAGAGCCACTCTTTCTTCTCCAATTACAAAAGCTTCCAATTCCGTAATGGACATTGAATACTACTTAAGCATGGGATTTAACAAGACGGTAACATAATGGCTAATGTAGAGATAAGTATTCCAAACTTGGTTTCTGGTCAAAGATATAGGATGGTTGTAGAGTCAAGTACAAATCCTTCTCTAGTAGGACCATCAATTGAATTTGTTGTTCCAACAGCACCAAGGCTTTTATCTACATATCAGCCATTATTTAATGTTGTGGCAGAGCCTTGGAGCACTACAACAACAGAAACTACAACAATTCCAGGTGCAACTGTTTCAGCAGGGTCAATTCAGGCTGCAGCAAATTTATCTAAAAACATAACTGGATGGAAAAGAGGAAACAACATTTATCCTCCTTATCAATTTTATGTAAATAACATTACAAGTCTATCCATTGGTCAAGTGTTTACTGTTAATGGCATGTCTAGCCCAGCAGGTGGTGACTACTACGATAGACTTATATATACGGTTGTTTCTGCTTCTGGAACAACTGTTGGTGCCACAGCGGTAATTCCAAACCCAGTTCCATCTGGATTTACTGCATCTTGGAAAGCTGCAAAGGGAGCACCTCTAGTAGGCAATACAACAACCTCCAACAATGGAACTCTTAATTTTTCATTACCAGCAATACCAGCAACAGATCAGACTGCTGCAAGTACAACTAAAACAACTAGCAATACAGAATCTGGAATAAAGTACCATGTGGATGTAAGTGTTCCAGAAGAGCTTTCAACGTCCCTTATGAATGATTCAACTATGTTTGATAAGCCAGTGTTTTTCTACATAAAAAATGGATCTTATTTTTATTTAGACAATTCAGCAGTTTCTGCCTATCCTCCATCATTAACTTCTAAGCCATCTACAATCCCCCTTACTGAAAGAAATGCAGATATTACAACAGTAGATGGCTCTCCAAACAATGAACTTGCTGCTAGAGATTACAGGTTTACTGTTGCAAGATATGAGCTTATGGGATCCTCTTGGGTTGGGTATTGGATGCAAAAGGACGAACTATATGAAAAAATTGGTCCAGCTTTTAGCAGAGTAATTTATTCACAATCGGCGGTGAAAGTAAGTGGCTAATGAATCAATATCTAATAACCCTGTAAGTCCAAACGTACAAAATCTTTTGGGTTACTTTAGTCCAAAAGAAGATTCCTTTAGAATAGTAAATAAGTCAATAGCCTCTTGGTCTTTTAATGGTGGTATACCATCAAAAATATACGACATAAAGCTGTGGGACTCTGTTGCATTTAAATCAAATGTTTTGCCAGGAGACTATGCAATAATCAAAGATCAGCTTGGGGAATATGTTGCAAGACCAGTAATTGAAGTTGAGCCACTAAATCCGTCTGAGTTTTTTGATATCACTAATGAGCCAGCAACAAAAATTGAATATACAATTACTAATGCAACCGTTGGAACATCTTCTATAACATATACAACATCAGTGGATCATAACTTTACGACAAGTACCTTTGTCACGGTATCAGGAATATCTCCTTCTCAATTTAACACTGTTAAAACTAGAGTGTCAGCAGTTACAAGTAATACCTTTACTGTCAATAAAACAATAACTGGATCCTATTCTAGTGGTGGAAAAGTTTATGCACAAGCTAAATTTAATTCAAACTTAGTAATTAAATACTTAAGCTCTTATGGTTTACTAGCAGACTACATTGTTGAAACCTATCTTGATACAGATGGATACCCAGCAAACTATGTGGAAGTAATTAGAGAAGATTGGGCAAATAAGTATTTAGGCTCTTCTGGTTGGGTGCTATCTTCTTCTGGAAACTCAATATTTAACAATGTAGCTATTCGTGGTGAGATCACAGCTGATACATTAGATGTTGGTGGAGAAGAAGGCATTACTTATGATGGAACAACTGTAAGAATTGGAACAGATGTAACAATTATTGGTGGAGTGACTGCAACAAGTTTTGGTATTGATGCAAATAATTTTTGGAATACTTCTGGTCATCTAGGAGACTTTAGGGTTGGAAATGCATCAACTTCATATTTGTACTTTAATAGTACTCTTGGAGAATCGGGAACCTTAGAGGTAAAAGGAAATATTATTGCAACCTCTGGTACATTTAGTGGAAACATTTCATCTACTGCAACAATTTCTGGTGGAGCCATTGAGGGTGCAACAATTACTGGTGGGTCCTTAAGGCTTGGATCTGCTACAACTGCTTCCGTATTTAAGGTTAATCCAACTTCTGGTCTTTGGCTTGGAGCACAGGATTTTGCAGACGCTCCATTTAGCGTAAGTCTGGCTGGAGCACTTAAGGCAACCTCTGGAACTATTGCTGGTATGACTCTTGGTGGAACGAGCATCTCATTTGGAACATCTGGAAACTATGTGGCACTTTCCTCTGATGGCACATATGCACTTTGGGCTGGTGCAAATGACTCTGCAACTGCACCGTTTAGTGTAAAAAGAGATGGAACTCTATACGCAAGTAATGCAAATATATCTGGAGCTATAACTGCTACTTCTGGATCATTTACTGGATCAATTACTGCAAGTGATGGCTCTATTGGTGGATGGCTAATAGGTAGCACAAGCATTTCTAAGGCTGTAACTACTGGAACACACTCAAGCATATATGTTGGAACTGGAACCTACAATAATGCAAACACCCCATTCTTTATATCCTCTGAAGGAAAGTTCTCTCTAAAAGATAAACTAAGCTTTAATGGAAATGATTTAGCTGTAACTGGTGCTATAAATGCTACTTCAGGAAACTTTACTGGAAATGTAAAAGTTGATACTGGAGGAAAGATTTATGTTGGATCTTCTCCAACAACGGGACAAAGGGTAGTTGTTAGTGATACTGGAATTACTGGAGTTGATAACTCAGGCATAACCGTATTTAACCTACCAGCAACTGGATCAACACCTCCAACAATAACAAACTTTAATGTGCTTGAGGCAAAAATTACTGGTGAGGGTGCAAATGCATATTTAATTGCAGGAACAACTGGAGCTTCAGCAAATAACGTTACTGTTCGTGGAGATAAGACTGGTGGACAGGCAGCAGCAATTTATAACACAATGAGTGGAACTGCGACTACTGCAACTTCTGGTGACGGATTCTATATTGATGATACTGGAAAGTTTAGGTTTGCAACTGGAGCTAATGCAATTACTGGATCAAATGGAAACTTAACAATTACAGGAAAGGTAATTGCTTCTACAATTCGTGGTTCCGATGTTTATGCAGACTCTGCTCAACTTGGTGGCTCAGAGTTTGGTTGGGTTTCTGGTAATGGTGGTATTTTCTCTGGAACAGATCAGTCAACCTCCTACTTACAGTCTGGATTTTATGCAAATCCAATTCTTGATATAGAGCAAGAACTTGATGGTGGCTTAGTTAAAGAATATACTTTAGCTGTAACAGGAACCCTTTCTGCAAGTCCAAGATCACTGTTTGCAACTTTTTCAAATGAAATATCAAATGTTAAAAAGGGATATCAGATATATACTGGATCTGGTACAGCAAGACTACTGGTTGGAATTGTAGACGAAGTAGTTGATCTAAAGACAGTAAAGCTTAGATCTGTTTCGTCTAGATTTATAGTGAATGAATCATTTTCTATTAGATATGTTAAGTCTACAATAACTACTCAGTTCTTTGCAGGATTTTCGGAGGGAGTGAAGATATCTATTGAGTCTCCAGAGGGAACAGAGTATGATATTTCCGCAATTGATTTTACAGCAGGTTCTACGGACAATCAAACAATAACCTATCAAGTACCTCCAGTATGGACAAACATCTACGATAAGGAACCAGTAAGCTACACATTTAAGTCTGCTTATTTAACAGAGTCTTCTGGAGAAATAAATGATGTAGCTATTAATATTCAATCTATTTCTGCTCAAAAATCAACAATAGATGGAGTAGATTATTACGATGCAAAGATTTCAGTCAAGGCATCAGACATATTTATTGATGGAGAACTAATATTAGATGTTGGTCAAAATATATTTGTTGGAAACATACCAACTGACTCAGAGTTTTTCTATCCACTAATTAATAGCTATTTCCCAATTATTGATATTATTGAAAATGGCTCAAATTATGACATCTTATTGTATGCAGATGGATACCTTTCCTTTACAACGTCTAGTAAGTCTGATACATTTACAGAATACTCTGTCAATAAATTCAATTCGTTTGACAACAAAATAACCTTAACTACAACTTCAAATCATAGATTTTCTGTTGGTCAGGTAGTAGACTTAGACTATGTTTCAACACCCTTCCTAGATGATTCTTGGTCCCTAGAGCCTCGTGTTATAACAGAAGTAACTGCAACCACCTTTAGCTTTCAGTATGTGTTTCCAGATAGGCAAAATATCACTGTTGAGGCATCTACTACAAAAGCAAGATCTTTGCCAACAGTAACAAGAAAAAGCTACGATAAGGACTATTCTATGTGGGTTGGAGCTAGTAATCCAACAGACGCACCATTCTCCATAGACTCCTTTGGTCAAAATGTAAAGATTAAAAATCTTGAAGTTACTGGTACGGTAACTGGATTATATTATGATATAATTGAGCTAGACGACTTCTCTGGAGCATTTGATGGTAGAAAAGTATCCTTCAAGCCAACCTATAACTACAAAGAAGTTGTTATAGATAACCCGTTAAAACTGGTTCTCTCTGTAAATGGTGTATTGCAATCAGCATTTATTAAGAATAGAGAGTATGTGTGGCAAACTGGTTTTCTAGGTTTCAGGGGTTACACTGTGGACGAATATGGACAAATTAAGTTTTCAGAGTCACCACCACCTGGTTCAACTGTTAATGCAAGAGTTTTTCCAGGACCACAAAAAAATAAGACAAGTAGGATCTATCCGTTTAAAGCGGTAGATGTTGCTTTAGGATAAAAGGAGAAGTTAACTAAATGGCAAAGAAGGTATTGTTAGACACATACTACACATTTAATCCATCAACAAACACATTAATTATTCCAAGAGTAATTCAAAGAGAAAACTTAATGTTGATTACAAATGTTACTACAAATCAGGTCATCTATAACTTCTCTGACCCAGATTTAAATGCCACTTCTTATGTTGTAAAGGGTTCTTCAGCAGATTCAACCACAACTATTGTCTTAAACTATGACTGCAATAATGCAAACATGCTATCAACTGATAAAATTCAGGTAATCTATGATGAGTATGATGAAAAGTTTACTCCATCAGACAACCTAGTTGACGCTGTTGCAAAAATGCGTGTAGCAGCACCACAATCCTTAATTGACACAGACTTTGAATATGGAGTTCAAGGCTCCAAATGGGAAGCTCTAGCACTAACTCAAAACTACGCATCATTTTTCTCTAAAGGTTCTGGCGGTGATCAATTAGTAATTACAGATATTACATCTAATTATGGGTCAAGCTCTAGAACAAAATCTGATATTGTTGTTTTGACAGAAACTGCACATGGTCTTTCAACAAATGACGTTGTTAGCGTTCAAGAAACTCTAGACTCAAATGCAGAAGGAACTTTCTTAATTACAACAAAATCAGCAATAACTGGTATAACTAAATCAGGAGATACTTTAACCTCTTCTGCTGTACATGGCTTGGCTCAGTACCAACCAATTCTTTTTACTGCTATTCCTTCTGGTGCAACAAACGTTGCAACTGGTACCGTTTACTACGTTATTAGCATACCAACTCCAACTACTTTTAAAATATCTGCAACAATTACTGGTACTGCAATCAGCGTTGATGGAACTGGAACACTTACTGCAGATTTTGCAAGAATTTTTTATTACAAAGCTAAGGCTCGTGTTCAAGCAAGAAGCATTCTTGATGGAACATTAACATCCGTGGTTCCTGGTGGAATTTTTGATAATGCTCATATTCCTGGAGGAGTTTCTGGATCGTTTGATACCTTTAGCGTTCTTGCCTCAACAGCAACATTGACTACTATTTCAACTTCAGAGCCACATGGAATTCTTCCAGGTACACCAATATTAATTAATGGAGTTACTACAATTAATTCTAGTGCTGGAGATGGATCAACAACTGCACTTTCAGCAGAACTAAATGGTTCTTATACTGTAGTTGGAACACCTTCAGCAACAGCTTTAGAAATTTTAAAAACAAATGGAGTTGGTGGAGCCTTAGCCTATAACAGTGGTGCAATAAACTCTGGTGCAACTTTATTCTGTAAGCCAGATTCATATATCC